GTGTTTGTAGTTGATGAAAACACAAAGAAATATCAAGCAACATATAGGTGTATGGATTGTGGTGCAATAGCAGATGTTCACGAAACTTGGAAAAAGTCTTAGTGAATGTTACGAATATACAGTTTAATAAAATCTAAATTTTATCAAAGGAGAGATTAATATGGAAATAAAAACTTTCACAGTATATCTTCATGGTTGTGATGACACAACTAGTTTTGATATGGATTTAACAAAAGAAGAGTTAAAATTGATTGTCAAATTACAAATGTTATCACAAGAAAAATCAAGATATGCTTGTCAACCTGTATTAGAAGTTGAATTAAAATAAGAATAGGAGATTACAAGATGACACCTAAGAATAAAACAGTAGAAGAACATGATGAAATTATTAATACAACATATGTCGCACATTATGAATCTCATGAAGATAGAGAAGAAAGTAAACTCTTCAAAAAGACTAAAAAAGAAATACACAAAGAAAATATTCCTTGCTTCATCAACAATGGAAAATGTGAAGGTGGTATTGAAATCCATCACAATATTATTGAATGGTCGGCTCAAAATGGAGTTGATTGGGAGAAAGTTCAAAAAGACCATCCCGAATTTAATGATATTGATGAGAGATATCAAATGATGGCATTGTGTGAAAAACACCATAGACATAAAGGTTTTGGAATACATACTACACCTTATCCAATATGGATACTTCAAAAATACATGAATGATGAAGCATTGGAAGATTTTGAAAATGCAGTTATGGAAAAATTATACAAAAAATAGTAAAAACTATTGACAAGTGTAATAAATAATGATATAATTAAGATATAAAGGAGATGATAATATGATTAAAATTGGAAAACAAGAGGTTAAGTTTGAAAGATTTCCAAATGGAGAAACTAGATTGGTGGTTGATAGTATTAATTTAAAAGATTTATATGTTTTTCCATTTGCAAAAGTTGAATTTAAATTTGAAGATGATTCCGATTTAATTAAATTAATGTTTGTTAAAAATTATTTAGATGGAATTGGTATTGAAGATGTTGAGTTACTTATTTATTACATGCCATATTCAAGAATGGATAGAAGCGAAGATGGTTCACCATTTACACTAAAATATGTTAGTAATTTTATCAATAGTTTGAATTTCAAACACATAGAGGTGATTGAACCACATTCAGATGTGACACCTGCTTTATTAAATAATGTAAATCCTAAATTCATCAACTTTAATCTTCTACCTCTTGTAATGGATGAAATTAGATTTGATATTGAAAAGGATTATGTTGTGTTTCCCGATTTAGGGGCTTCAAGACGATACAAAAACATGAAAATAAATAATGTTTTAATTGGTAATAAAAATCGTGATTTTGGAACAGGAGATATCAAATCTCTTGACCTACTTGGAGATACAGATAATGGAAGAAAAACATATGGTCGAACTGCAATAATAGTAGACGATTTAAGTAGTTATGGTGGTACGTTTATTCAAATGGCAGATAGATTATATCAAGAAGGATTTAGTAATGTATATTTATTAGTCGCACATGCCGAAAATGTTATCTTTAAACGTAATGAGAGAACAGGTAAATTATTATTTGAACATGTTGAAAAAGTATTTACAACTGATAGTCTTTTAACACATCAAAATAATTGGGAAACTCAAGTATTTAGACCGCAATTGAAAGTTTATGCGATTGAAGATTTGATTGAAGAGAATGTACTATGATGGATTATTATTTACAAGATTTAAATGTGATTAATAGATTAGTAGATGAGTGGGAAAAGTATGGAAAGTTAGTTATAGCTTATGATTTTGATAACACTGTTTATGACTTTCACAACAAAGGATATAAATTTGATAAAGTAATTGAGTTATTAAGAGAGTGTAGAGAATATGGTGCATATTTTATTGTTTTTACTGCTAGTTTACCTAGTCGATATGAATTTATTAGAAATTATTTAGATGAAAATAATATTCCATATGACTCAATTAATGAAGATTATCATGAAACAAGCTATATGGGAAGAAAAATTTATTACAATATTCTATTGGATGATAGAGCAGGTTTATCATCTGCTTATCAAAATTTAAAATGGACACTAGATATATTAAAAGGAGAGAGATAATATGAGTAAAGTTTTTTATCCTGCAACATTATTATGTGATTTTTATAAAGTTAGTCACCGAGAGCAGTATCCAAATGGAACTGAAACAATTTACAGTACATGGATTCCACGCTCAAACAAATATTTTCCACAAGCAGATAAAGTTGTAACATTTGGTGTACAAGCATTTATTAAAGAATATTTAATCAACTACTTCAATGAAAACTTCTTTAGCAGACCTTTAGAAGATGTGATTTCAGAATATAAGCGATTCATTAAGTATACACTATTAGTGGATAATGTAGATTCTACTCATATTGAAGAATTGCATAAATTAGGGTATTTGCCTATTAAGTTAAAAAGTTTAAAAGAGGGAACTCTAGCACCGATTAAAACTCCAATGTTGACAGTAGAAAATACTAATTCTAAATTCTTTTGGGTTACTAACTATTTAGAAACATTGATTTCAAATCAGTTATGGTTACCAATGACATCTGCAACAATTTCATATCAATATCGTAAATTATTAGATGAGTACGCTTTAAAAACTGTTGGAAATACAGAAGGTGTGCAGTTCCAAGCACATGATTTCAGTATGAGAGGTATGGGAAGTTTAGAATCTTCTAAATTAAGTGGTGCAGGTCATTTATTAAATTTCGTTGGAACTGATACAATTCCTGCTATTGGATTCCATGAACAATATTACAATGCTAATATTGAAACGGAATTAGTTGGTACTTCAATTCCTGCCACCGAACATAGTGTTATGTGTAGCTATGGACAAACAGATGAGTTTGAATTATTTAAACATTTAATGCTTGACGTATATCCAAATGGATTCTTTAGTGTTGTATCTGATACATGGGATTTTTGGAAAGTAGTTGGTGAGTATTTACCAAAACTTAAAAATGAAATTATGAATCGTGATGGTCGAGTGGTTATTAGACCCGATAGTGGAAACCCTGTTGACATCATTTGTGGTAAACATATTGAAGATTTAACAAATAATAAGTGGGCAAAAACACTTGAAGGTGCAAAAAACCTATTCTATGACATGTTAATGCAGGAACTTAGTGACAACACACCACATGGAGAACATGGTGAAACAGAGGTTTATGGTCAATTCAAATACCAAGATAAATATTATGAGATGGAAATTGAAGTGATGTATGACCGATATGACAAACAATATTATTATATTGATGAATCTAGATTAGTTAAATTTGAAGAATTTACACCTTCAATTGTTGACTTAGGATTGATTGAATCTTTATGGGATATTTTCGGTGGAACTATTACTGAAAAAGGTTATAAATTATTAGATACACATATTGGTGCAATTTATGGAGATTCTATTACTCTAGAACGTGCAGAAGAAATTGTTAATCGTTTAGCAGTAAAAGGATTTGCTTCTACTAATATTGTATTCGGAGTGGGTTCTTATACTTACCAAATGAAATCAAGAGATTCTCTAGGATTTGCTATGAAATCTACTTGGGCAGAAGTTGATGGAGAAGAACGATTCTTATTCAAAGACCCTAAAACAGACGATGGAACTAAAAAATCATTAACAGGTCGAGTTGCAGTAACAGAAGTAAATGGAGAAATTATTACTACGGATGGCTTAAACCAACATACTTATGATTTCAACTTTGCAAATAGAGATTTATTAGAAACAGTTTTTGAAAATGGTAAACTAGTTCGTGAACAATCACTATCTGACATCCGAGAATTAATTCAACAACAATGATAGTTAAAGGTAGTCGAAAGACTACCTTATTTTTTTGAAAAACTATTGACAAATACAATAAATAATGATATAATTATAAATGTAAAGGAGATGAGAAAATGAATAAAGAAGAGACAAAGATGATTATTAAAGAATGTATTTTTGAAGGTGTAATGCTAGGAAATGACATAGTGGCAGTATTAAGAAGCTTACATTTTTCTGATGGTTTTGAACAAGATGATATTAGGGAAGCATATCAAGAATTATTGGTAGAAGCAGGGGTTTAATAAAATGAAGATTTTATTAAATAATAGACAACTAATGTTTACTTATGAGGTAGAAAATGGTATCTAAAACAAAGAAGTTTACTGATAAAAAAGAAATGAAATTGTTTATCGAAATGTTAAAAGATAAGAACGTAGTTTATTTAATTGAATTTGATGGCATAACATGGGAAGTGTTTTATCCAAAAGAATTTGTTGTAGACAACTAATGTTCATCAAGGAGTGTGGAAACATTGGAATTAACTCTTACGGAAATTCAATATTTAAGAAGCTTAATATTACAAGACCAAATATGTGGAGATTTCCTTATTAATCCACAAATTAAAATTGACCGACAAACTTCAATGTATGACTTTACAGAAAAGATTATGAAAAAGTTAAACGATATGGAAGATGATTTTGTTGGTGAGTAGTACGACAATACATGATAATAATGAATTTGATAAAAGGAATATTTTATTCGAAAGGAGTTAATATGAAGGTTCATGAGATACTTTTGAAAATTTCTGAATATAAACGAGATGATGAATATGATAAATTTAGAGATTTTATACTAAATCTAAGCGAAGAAGATAAGATTGAATTAAGAATCTTTGGAGAAAAATTATCAAAGATTCGATAAAAGAAGAATTTTATCAAATTATATTAATTAAAGGAGTAAGAGATGACTGATAAATACGAATTAAATTTACAAGATATTGTAGAAAAATTAGAAATTGTTTTATTTGAAATGCAAATAGGTAAAAAAGTAGAGTTTACTGCATTAGATGGTAAAAATATGGCTTTGTTGGTTGCTAAAGTAAAACAACAAAACAATAGAATTGAAAAATTAGAAAATCAATTAAAAATTGAACGCAAGAATTTTGATTATCTTGAAAAAGCAGTAGACAAATCTTTCGATAGTGGAAGAATTTTTACTCATTTTCACCAAATACGAGAATATGAAGAAGGAGATAAATAAAATGGAAAAAGTAAAAATTAATCAAACGGTGGCGAATTGGATTGAAAATGCAAAATCATTATATAACTTTCAAGCGGTTGATTCGTTATTGATGTGGAGAGTTTTAGAGAATATTAGAAGTGAACAAATGATTGAGGACGAAATCGACATCGTAACACTAGCAAAAGCGATTCAATACGGTTATGAGGTTGAGTATGAATTTAAGGTTGGGGATATACTTTATAGTCATTTTTCGAACAGGTTTGTCGAAATAACTGCAAGTATTAATGATTACAAAAAAGAATTATCTATTTCTTCATTATTAGAAAATATTCGTGAGGGTAAAAAATATGACTTAGTTTGCAAAGCAGAAGAAAGATATGACTTAAAATGACAATTAGTATTAATAAAAATTGTCCGAAGTGTAACTTGACTTATTACGACTGTTTTTTAAAATATTGTTTAAAATGCAAAAAAGAATTAGAGTGGGGAAATGGAGAATGAGAAAAGTAAAATTTACAGGCTACATAATTTTTGATGAAGAAGAACTACAACACCGAGAAAATATGATTGGTCAACTTGACCATGAATTATTTAATGTCGATGGTGTAAGAGAATGGGAATTTGAAGAGATTAGCAATGAAGAGGTTGAGTGGGAGGATGAAGAATAATGGAAAAATACTTATACAGATTTTTTTGGGACTGTGGAAGAAGCGGAGATTTAGAAGGTTTATTTGTAGCAACAGAAGAACAAGTTAAATCGGCTATTGGCTCTTATATTTCGTTTGGAGAGGTCTTAGGAAAACATAGTGATGTATATGGTACATTAGAAGAGAGAGATATTCAAAAATTAGATGTATCAACAGAAGCAGTTGCAGAAGTTAGTAAGTTTTTAGGTTCTGATTGGAGTGGTTTCAATCCCCTATATTATGTCTATACAGAATGTGAGAACTGTGGAGATAGAATGTCTCAAGATGAGTGGAATGTTGAATATCGTGAAGAATTCGACCAAGATTTATGTGAAGAGTGCTTTGAACAATTACAAAAAGAAGTAGAGGAAATTTGATAAAATTATTATTTTATCTATTGACAAATGTAATAAATAATGATATAATTAAAATATAAATTGCAAAGGAGAAATAAAGATGTTAAAAAAATTATATTTAGGCAATGAATTTATTGGTAATGTTGGAGAAGAAACAGGGGTTACTAGACTAAAAGTTGGAGATGTAATTATTGTAACAAACGAAAGTGGGTATTCAAGCACATCATTTGTATGTAAATATGGTGAAAAATATGGTGTAATGGGATGGGGATACAAAGAATTAAAATCTATAAATCAAGAATATGATATCAGAAAGGTTATGAGTGGACAACTAGTTACAACGGAAATTTTAAATGATGTTAGAAGTTCAGATATGTTTGTTGTTAAAGAAATTATGCCAGTTGAAATGACATTAGAAGAAATTGAAGATAAATTAGGTCATCCTATTAAATTAGTTTAATAATTTATCAAAAATTTATCAAATACATAATAAAAGGAGAATGAATAATGAATTTACAAGATATGCAAAATGTAGTGAAAGAGATTGAAGCAATTAAAGAATTATGTAAAGAAAGTGGTCATTTAGAACGTTGGGAAATGCGTGATAAAATTTCTACACGAATTGAAGTTTTACAAGCGTATTGTGAACAAAAAGGTATTCCAATTAAAATTGACATTGAAGAAATTCTTAACCACAACCACTCTTACAGTTATGAAGAAGATGACAGTAGTTACTATGAAGAAGATAGCAGTTATTATGAAGAGGAAAGTTCTTGGTAAGATAAATTAAAAGGAGAGATGATGATATGATTATTATTGGTTCGAGGGCAATGCTACCACAACTAGATTTAAGAAATGAAGAAATAAAAAATAGATTTCATAAAGCAGATTATGATGTAATTATGAGTGTAGAAGAGTTTGGTGGATGGACAAGCCACAATGAAAATATCATCAAATCTCTTTTACCTAGCAAAGAAAATAAGTATAAGGCAGTATTAGAAGTAAATGGCAATAGGTCTGTCTATGAGATTGAATTAGGATTCGAAGGCACTTCATCAAAATTCTTATTAGATAATAAAGTTGAAGTATGTGAACCAAATTCATCTCGTTTATCACTTGAATATTGTTTACTTACGAAAAAATCTCACCTAATTTATCCTGTTCATTTTGAGAAAAACATCAATGACTATCATTTACTAAAAGATATTTTAGGTGATTTTGAATTAACACCAAAAATGCAAGAATATTTTAAATTACGTTCAGAAGAGGCGAAAAATCGTTATAATCAGAGAACACCGAACTTAAATGTAACAACAGAAGATTTCTTTAGTTCTAAACTAAATGTGCCACATTATTTTGTTCATGATGATTTACATGAAGTGATGGCTCATTTTGATAAACCGATTTATACCATGATGCAAAAAGATTCAAATAAAGCATGGTGTGAAAAAGACATGTTTTTCCAATTACCATTAGGATATCAAGTTAAATGTGTTCAAGAAGAAGCATATGTAATTGCTTTAGAGAGATATATTATTCCTCAATATGGAGAAAACTGTAATGACTTTTTCACTTGTTATAAAAATGCAGTAAAACGTGTTTGTACGACATTGTGTAGTGGTTGGTTTAGAGAATTTGCTATTGAACGTTATGTAGAAGTTATTGGGAATTATGATTGGCAATTTGTAGATAAGTTACGTTTAGCAATTAAAGAAGGAAAGATTCAAACAATTGAAGGTAAAACTATTAATGATTTACCAAAATTTTTAAGAGATTAGGAGAATGATAATATGAAATTAGTAGTTGGACAATTATTGATTAGCAATTATGTTGATTTTGATGGTGACAAAACTTGGGAATATGTGGTAGTTACAGATGTGTTTGACAATAAAGCTATACTTAAAAGAAAACATGGTGGAAGATTAATAGCAAATTTAAATGAAAATGGTGAAGTTAAAAAATCTGAAAACAACAACTATCTAGAAGATTTATTAAAAAATGGACAACCTGTTATGGCAAAGAAAACATTATTCGGCAAATATAAATTTGAGGCGAAGTAAGATGACAGTTGAACAATGGTTAGATTATTTCAAAGAAAAAGGTATTGCAATTCAAATTACTTTAGATATTCATAAAGACCCTACTGTTCATGCTATTTTACCTAAAGATTATAAAGGTGAATTAAAAGGTATTCAATTCACAGAACATGAAACATTATTAGGTGCTTTAAAAATGATGGTAAATAAAATAAATAGATAAAGGAGAGATAAGATGGATTTAAGAAATAATATAGACTCACCAAAATATAAAAGCACTCAACTACTAAGTTCTGATACTATGGTGAAATGTGTTTTTGAAACAATGTATGTTAGTCGCCCATCAATATATGATGTAGACCCATTATTTACAAAAATAACAGATATTAAAATTGTTAATGAAAGTGGCACACTTAAATTAACTAGAGAAGAAGCAATTAATTTAAAGAAATTTATTGACGATTCTCTAGCACAAGAAGATTAATAAAATGATGTTTTTATCAAAGGAGAGATAATATGAGTAAATATAGACTAGTAGAAAAAACAAGTAAACAATTGGATACATTTAAAGTAGTAATTGTTGCGGATTCAAATGATGGTGATTATATAACTGAAACAATGTATTATACAGTAAAAGATTTTAATGCCCATGTAATTGATGCCTTAATAGATTTACAAAAGAATTATAATGGTAGTCATCAATTGGAAAATTATCCTAATAATGGGGAATGGCTTGAAATTCCTTTTAATGGTTGGGATGGATATTGCCATTCATTGTCAGAATTAATTGTTGAATACATTGATGAAAATGGCAAAATTTATGATGTGGAGTTTTAATATGAAAACCGTAAAAAAATCAAAGCTAATTGTTCAATCAAGTAAATATAATTTTAATGATGAGCTACAAAAAACAATAGATGATTATAATAAAGAAGGATTAATTGTAAGAATTGAAAATTCTTTTTCAAACTCTTCTCATGTTGGTGGTAGTGCAATATTTTTACATAATCCCTATGTATTGTGGGGATTATTAGTAATTCTTGCAATGACAATTACTATTGGAGAGTATGGAGAGTAATTATATGTTTGAAAAAATTATGAAATGTCTTGTAATTGGAGTTATGAGTATTGGATTATGTTTTTTTATTAGTTTATTAATAGCTTTTTGGAAATTTGGAATTTTAGGGGGTTGAAACAATGGAACTAATTCTTAAATTTAATGAAGATTTACTTTGGCAAAGTGATTGGGATGGTTATGAAGTCGGCTTTGAAGATGTATTAATCGTTGGCTTATACCAACTTGCTAACACAGAAATATATATCTATATCGACATGGAAAATATGAAAATATTAGACATGTGGACACCGTATTGGGAGGTCGAATAAATGTTTTTTGTAGTTATAGCTATTGGATTCATTGCTATGTTATTTGGTTTATTTACAGGATTATTATCATTCAATGAAGAAGATGAAAAAATAGCTTGGATTTCAATATTAATTGGAATTACAATGATGGCAATGGTAGTAATAATTGGATTTGCAGGAACAGAAGATAATTATTCTGTAAGAACAGAAAGTAAACTTGAACCTATTGTGGTAGATAATAAAGATTATTATGTCATTCATAGGGTTGCAGGTAGATATGGAAGCGAAGAATATACAATGATTTTTAATGGTCAACAGGTGACATATGATTCAGATGATGATGTTGATGTATCATTTAGTTATGATGCAGATATGACTATTAAAGAATATTATCATAAACCACATAATAATATTTGGGGTAAAATTTATGTATGGTTATATGGTGATGATTTTGTAAATGACGTATCTTATTATGAAGTAGAAATACCTTATGATTCGGTATTATTTGAATAGGAGAATTTAAAATGAGTAGATGGAAAAAATTACACTTGGCACAAATGCAATGGGTTTTACAAGAAATTGCACAATCACATCACATTGTTTACAATAATATTATGGTTGCAGATAGAATCAATATTCATCTTGAAGAAAGAGATGGAGAAATGATTGGTTATCATGATATTATTGGTAAAGTATGGTATCTTGATATAGATTGGTATAATAAATATTTTAATTGACAAATGTGATAAATAATGATATAATAATAGATATAAAGAATGAAAGGAAGTTTGAAATGCAAGATAATATAATTTATTGGGCAAAAGTAAATCCAAATGCAAAAATTCCTAAACGTGCAGGATTTGGCGAAGCAGGAATTGATATTTGGAGTTGCATTATTAGTGATAACTTTAAAGTTGAAGAAGATGGTGAAACTCACTATGAACTTCTCTTAAAAAAAGACAAACCAACTCTTGTACCAACAGGTGTTGCTTCTAGATTAAGTCCATATTACTACTTAAACCTTAAACATGAGCGTGGCTCAACAGGTAAATTAGGAAAATCTGTATTAAGTGGTGTCGTTGATAGCACTTATAATGGAGAAATCTTTGTAAATATTACACCATTATATAAAGATGTTCTTTTAACTACAAATGCAGATACAGTTGAAGAGTATGATGATATCATTATTTTCCCTGTAAAAAATGCTATTTGCCAAGCTACAATTGATGACGTTAATTATTTGGATGAAGTTGAGATTTCTTATGAAGAATTATTGGCAATGCCATCAACAAGAGGTGCAAATGCACTTGGTAGTACCGATAGTAAATAAAGAAAGTGGCTTTGTCCACTTTTTAATATACATATAAAAAAGGAGTAACAAAAAATGAAAAATGCACATTACAATCGTACTATTACTTTAAGTGGATATGTTGATTCAGAATCAGTTAAAGAAATTATCAACTTTATTAATGAAATTAATGAATATGATAAAGTTTTAGAATCTGAATTAGTAAACTATGAAAGAGAAGCTATCATTCTTCAACTTAATACAATGGGTGGAGAAGCATATAGTGGATTTGCATTAGCTTCTGTTATTGAGTTATCTGTGACTCCAATTGTTACTCTAGCTATTGGTTCTGTAATGTCAGTTGGTTTAGTTATTTGGTTGGCAGGTCATGAAAGAATGATGACAGAGTATGCAGTACCAATGTATCATGAAGTTGCAGTTGCAACACACCATATGAAACTACAAGACCATACAGATAATGTATTTCATATGAAAACAATTCAAAAAATGTATGATGATTTCATTTTAAAACGTACAACTATTAAAAAAGAAAAATTAGAATCTATTAAAAAATCTAAAAAAGATTACTTCTTTACACCTCAACAAGCATTAGAGTGGGGATTTGTAGTTGGAATTGTTAAATTAGGTGAAGAAGGATTAGAAGTAGTAGACAATTAAGAGGTGACACCATGAGTAAGTTTTATTACTATTTTGGTAATATGCGTTCTCAAAAGTCTATGCAGTTAATAGCAACAGTACATTCATTTAAAGAGAAGGGTAAAAAATGCCTTCTCTTTAAACCTGCAACAGACACTAGAGAGCAACGATATGTAAAAAGCAGAGCATTAAAAACTACATACGAATGTACAGATTTAACACAAGACACATTTGAAATTGTTAAAATGGCTCAACCACACTATGTATTCATTGATGAATGTCAATTTGCTTCCAAAGAGGATATTGACATGTTAGCACGAATAGTCGATGAATTGCAAATCCCTGTGTTTGCTTATGGATTATTAGTTGATTATCGTGGTCAATTATTCGAAGGAAGCAAAAGATTGGTTGAATTAGCCGATAGTATCAGAGAAATCAAATCTATTTGTGATAGATGTGATAGTAAAGCAAAAATGCACCTACTTAAAGTTGATGGTCAACCTAAATTTGATGGTGATGGAATTTTTGTTGGTGATTTAGAATTTGAATCATTATGTAGAAAATGTTATATAAATATAAGAAAAGAGGGAAATAATCAATGAGTTGGATTGTTATGGATTTAGTTTTTGTTATTTTATTAATTTTAAGTTCAATTTTTTATGTGACAGAAATTTGGAAGCCAACTAAAGCAAGTGTTGTTTGGTTAAGTGTGTTGCTTGTTCTTGCACAACTAACAATTACTTTGCAGGATGTTGCGAATTATTTAACCAATTAAACATTGACAAATAAGATAGAAAGTGCTATAATATATTATATATGTAGCACTTTTTTATTGTAACAAATGTAATAAATAATGAAGGAGATGATATTGATGAGATGGGAGAATTGGCATAAACACACTCATTATTCAAATATAATGACACCCGATTGTGTAATTAAACCTATTGATATTGCAAAAAGAACTGTTGAATTAGGTGGTAAAACTATGACAACAGTTGAACATGGTGGGTTCGGAAACATATTTGAATATTATGAAGTGGCACAAAAACACAATCTAAAACTCATTTTTGGAGTTGAATTTTACTATGTTAAAGACAGATTTGAAAAAGACCGCAGTAATACTCACTTATTGATTTTAGCCAAAAATGAAAATGGTCGAAAACAATTGACAAAAATTCTTTCAGAAGCAAATCAAACAGGGTTTTATGGGAAAGGTAGAATTGATAAATCATTAGTTTTATCTCTTAATCCAAAAGATGTAGTTGTTACATCAACATGTGTATCATCATATGTTAATCGTTTTGATGATTATGAAGAAGAATTTATTATCCCTTTTATGAATCATTTCAAGGATAACTTCTATCTTGAAATACAGAGTCATCTTGACATTATGCAAATAAATTATAACAAGAAAATTCTCGATATACATAATAAATTCAATATACCATTTGTTGTATGTCAAGATACTCATTATATTTTTCCACAAGATAAGATTTATAGAGACATCTTATTGGAAGGAAAAGGTATTAAATATGATGATGATGAAGGAGAAGGATTTATTTTAGATTTTCCAACTTCTGACCAAATATTTGAACGCTTTGAAAAACAAGGTGTATTCACAAGAAAACAAATAGAAGAAGGTATGCGTAACACTTTAATAGTAGATGATTTTGAAGGTGTAACAATAAATAAAGACATTAAAATGCCATCACTTTATCCAAATCTTTCACATGAAGAAAAAATGTCTAAATTAAAAGAAATAGTTGCAGAAGAGTGGAAAAAAGAATCTATTTTAGTTCCAAAAGAAAGTCATAAAGAACGAATAGAAGGAATTAAATTTGAAACAGATATTATTGAACAAACTAAGATGGAAGATTATTTCTTATTTAATTATGAAGTAGTCAAGAAAGGGAAAGAAAAGGGTGGTATTTTAACTCAAACAGGTCGTGGCTCTGCGGTATCATTTTATTTAAACAAACTATTAGGATTCACAAACGTTGATAGATTTGAAGCACCTGTAACACTTTATCCTACTAGATTTATGTCAAAATCTAGAATTCTTGAGACAAAAAGTTTGCCCGATATTGACCTAAATATGACGAATCGAGAGGCTTTTGTAGAGGCTACTAAAGAAATTTTAGGAGAAGATAATTGTTATATAATGATTGCTTATGGTACAATGAAAGAATCTGCTTCATTTAGGAATCTATGTAGAGCAAAAGGTTTAAAAATGGAAGAGTATAATGAAGTTGCGAAAAACTTAGATGATTATGCTAATCATCCACAATGGAAAGATTTAATTGAAGAAGCAAAAATATTTCATGGAGTAATTGATTCAATTTCACCATCTCCTTGTGCATATTTAATTTTAGATAAAAATATTTCAGAAGAAATAGGATTACTAAAAGTAGGTGGAGAAATGTGTTGTATGATTGACTCAAACACATCTGATGCCTACAAATATCTCAAAGAAGATTTCTTACTTGTTACAGTTGTTGATATCATTGCTCAAGTTTGTAAAGAGATTGGAATTGAAGTTCCTAGTGTTCGAGAAATAACCAAATTAGTTGAGAATGACGAAAAAACTTGGGATTTATACCATAATGGATTAACCGTTACTCTAAATCAAACAGGTTCAGATAGTGGAATTTCTCAAATCAAACAATATAAGCCAAATAATATAAGAGAACTAACTCTTTGGGTTGCAGGAATAAGACCTTCTTTTGCTAGTATGAAGCATTACTTCTTAAACAGAAAACCATTTTCATATGAAATTAAAGAATTTGATGAGTTGTTAAAAAGTTCTGATAATTTTGTGTTATTTCAAGAAGATATTATGAAAACATTGGTTTATGTTGGATTTGAAGAGGATGAAACTTATGGATTGTTAAAGGCAATTGCAAAGAAAAAAGAGGGAATCATTGAACCAATTTACGAACGTTTTATCAATGGATTTGTTGCAAAAACAGGAGACAAAGACAATGCAGAAAAAGTATGGAGAATTATTGAAGATGCAGTTGGATATGGATTTAACTCATCACATGCTTATTCTGTTGCTCTTGATAGTGCTTATGGTGGGTGGTTAAAGGCTCATTACCCTTTAGAATATTATTCTACTGTATTTAATATTTATGAAAATGATACTGAAATTACTGCAAAGTTATTACGAGAATTAGATTATTTTGGTATTCAAGTTAAACCAATTAAATTTGGTATGTCAAAAGCTACTTACTCTTATGATAAAGAAACTAATTCGATTTATAAAGGATTGGCTTCAATTAAGTATCTAAATCATCAAATATCCAATGAACTATATCATCTTTCTAAAAATAAAACATATCGAGTTGTTGGTGATAAAGTTGAATATTCATTTCTAGACTTACTTGTTGATATTGAAGAAAATACTTCTGTCAACTCACGACAATTAGAAATATTGATTCGATTAGATTTCTTTTCTGAATTTGGTCATAAACAAAAATTATTAAAGCTTTCAGATATATTCAAAAATGGTAAAATTGATGGTTTTACTAAAGATGGTAGACCTAAAAAAATTGGTATCCATTATTCTAAATCATTGTCTGACAAATCTAAGGTACAACGATTAGAGAATTTGTTTAAAATTCAAGATGAAATCATGTCAGAAGAAAATAAACCTTATGACATCTATGAACAAATAGCATTTGAAAAAGATGTGTTAGGTTCACCAGTTTTCATTCAACCAAATGCCAAACCATCATTTGCGGTAGTAACACATGTTGACAAGAAATTCACCCCTAGAATCACCTTATACCAACTCAAAACAGGTAAAGAAGTTGTTGTAAAAGTTGATAAAAAGAAGTTTTATTCTGACAATGACGAATTCTTGTATTTAGGTGATATAATAGAAGTGCTTGAAACAACCGTTAAAGATGGTTGGAGAAAAACTGATAAAGGTTTTGAAAAAGATGAATCCAAAAAGGAGACATTTTTAAATAAATGCAATTTACTATATCGTAAAGGAGAAAAATAATGGAAAATATTGTAACATTTGCCAAAACTAATGGATATGAGTTATCAGAACAAGAAGAATTAGTATTGCATGCTTTTGAAAAAAGTGGAGTATTAAACTTTGCTTTAGGAGTTAATCATGTAAAACTATTACAAATCTTGGAAAAGTATGACGAATCATCCATTGACAAATCAGATAAATAATGATATAATAAGTAGTAGGCGAAAGTCTACTACTTATATTTTTGAGAAAAGGAGATTGATAAAATGGAAGAAAAAATGATTGATATTAGATTGGTGGGTACAGTTTATGAAACTGAATATATTTTGTGTCAACATAGTCATTATGGAAATACTCCATTTTGCTACACTTCCTCTGTAACAAGAGAACATTCTCATTTTGAAGTTTGGAAAGGACAAATTGAAAGTCCACCATTGATTATTGGAGATTATATTTTTGTAGATGATTTAAATAAAACATTTCAAGTAACTCAAGTAATTCGTTCAACAAAAGGTGGATATGTTTATGTTGTGAATCAAGATAAATATATAGACAATGAAGAATCAAAAGAAAAAGCAGAACAAGAAAAGAAAGAATTTACAGATTTTATTGACAAGCAAATAAGAAGATATCAGTTAGAAATAGAAGCGGAAGAAATTAAACAAAATGAAAAGAAATGGTATCAATTTTGGAAATAGGGGATGACACAATGAATAAGGCAGATAAATATTTTTTAGAACACTTAAAAAACATCAAGGAGATTGGTTGTACTGATTTACATGGTCAAGTAAGACCTAGATATACAGATGGCTCTCCTGCTCACACAAAATACATAACATTTGTGTCGGAAGAATATGATTTATCAAAAGGTGAATTTCCTATTTCAACTTTAAGACCTGTTGCTTTTAAATCTGCAATTGGTGAAATATTAGCTTTCTATCAAGACCAAACAAATAGTTTGTCAATTATGAAGGATAAATACAAGTTAGGTTGGTGGAAAGCATGGGAAGTAGATGATACAAATACAATTGGTTTACGTTACGGTGCTACCGTTAAGCGATATGATTTGTTAAATCGACTATTAGATGTATTAAATAATGATATGTTTAGCAGAAGAAAATTGATGTCATTATGGCAAGAACAAGACTTTATTGATGAACCAAAAGGATTAAAACCTTGCTTCTACATGACAAATTGGGAAGTTCGTGTAATTGGTGATGATATTTATCTAGACCTTCATTTGACAAGTAGAAGTTCTGATTTTGCAGTTGCAAGTGTAATTAATCGTGTTCAATATGTAGCATTACAAATGATGATTGCAAATCACTTTGGATTTAAATTAGGTAAATTTAGTGTATTTACATCTAACTTACATTATTATTTACGTCATGAAGATGGAATTAATGAATTGTTATCAAGAACTCCATCTGAAAAACAACCATATATAAAATTAAATGTTCCACCAAAAACTAATTTTTATGACATCAAAGTATCAGATTTTGAATTAGTTAACTTTGAGTGTCCATATGAACAATTGGATTTTGAATTAGGAGTGTGATTAAATGTTATCATTAATTGTAGCCCATGACCTCAATCGAGGAATTGGGTTTGATAATAAATTACTCTGTCATATTAAAGATGACATGAAACTATTTAAAGATGTTACTACTTTTAAAACAATTGTGATGGGTAGAAAAACTTTTGAGTCAATTGGTAAGCCACTACCAAATAGAAAAACAATTGTTTTAAGTAAAACTTGTATGTGTGAACATGAGGATGTTTTTGTTTTTGATTCAATCAAAGATGTATTAGTTTTAGATTGTCAATATGGTCACGATATAATTATATGTGGTGGTTCATCTATTTATGAACAATTTTTACCGTATGTTGACCGATTATACATCACTGAAATTCAAAACACATTCAAAGCAGATTCATATTTTCCACAAATTGATTTAGAAAATTATCAACTAACACATATGAAATACTATCCAAAAGATGAAAACAATGAAAGTGGATTTGTATTTAAAATCTACGACAAATATAATAAATAATGAAAGAAGGTACTCTATGTCATATCTATTAACTTATACAGGAAAACAATTTGATTTAATTAATGTTGAAGAAAACGAAATTGATATTGTGGATATTGCTCACTCATTATCAAGAGTCAACCGTTATAACGGACATCTTGAATATCCTTATTCAGTTGCGGAACATTCTTTAGGGTGTTATTTTCTTGCAGAATATTTAGGGTATTCAAAAGCAATTCAATTATATGCTCTTGCACATGATTTTTCAGAAGCATATGTTTCAGATTTACCAAAACCTTTAAAAAATATGCTTCCACAATTTTCAGAATTTGAAGATAGAGTAATGAATACAATTATTACAAAATTAGGATTCCCACTTATTACAGATGAAGAATGGGAAATCGTTAAAAAAATTGATAATACAATGTTATATCTAGAATTTAAATATTTAGCAAAGCGTGATGATTATCCTACACAATATGAATACTTAGATATTGATATTAATGAGTCCGCATTTATGGATGAAGTAACAACTTTTGGATATAACCCTAACACAAATAAAGAAGAACTTATTGAATTATTTGAATTTTTAATGGAAACACAGGATAAACTAAGAGTTGTAAATGGTGATTTAGATGAAGTTACAACTGAATCTTGAGATACCAACATCACTAAATCAATTATATATTAATGAACATAAATATAATCCTAAGACAAAAAGATATGAACCAACCAACACTAGAATCTTATCTGAAAAAGGACAAGCATCCAAAAGAAGATTACAGAAATATGCTAAAAAACAAATGGTTGGTCAAGATTGGGATTATGATTATACTTTAAATAATTACATCTATATGGATGTAGTTATTTATTTTAATAAAAAAGGAAGAGACGATAATAACATTTATAAGTTATTATGTGACTCTCTTGAAAAGATTTGCTACGACAATGATTCAAGAGTATTAATTAGAACGCAACGTATCTATATCGACAAGGATAATCCTAGAATTGAAGTTACTCTTTTACCTGTTGAATTCGTTGGAATATTTGATAATCAAGTTCAATTTGAAGTATTTGAGGATAATTGTAAATTCTGCTCTTATTATCGAAGTGGAAGTTGTTCTGTATTAAAAGGTGCTTTAGAGAATCGTATTCAAGAAGAAATAGATAAAAATTTAATATGTCATAAGTTTAAGAAAAAGAAAACTTAACATTTTTAGAGATTGTCCTTGACAATCTCTTTTTTATGTCTTATACTGACAATATACTAATTACAAAATATTGGAAGGAGTAGGTATGGGTAGAGTTTCAGAGATTGCAAAAATATTCTATCAAGATGTTAGAGAGAAAAAAAGAGTTGGTAGTAATATTTATAAGAGGGCTTCAACTAGGAGAGGTGGGGCAGGAACGGTAAGAAGTGCATATGATTTTTTATCTAATAAGGAGAAGAAAAAATTAAACAGTGAAGTGAGGACTTATAACATGAATGATTTATTAGTAAAAGAAGAGTTTGAAAAATTATCTAATACAGAACAAAAAGAGAGACTTGAACATTGGAGAAAAAAATATAAGAATACTGAAATTATTAAATCATTAGGTATTCATGCTTCAACATATTATGTTATGCTCGATGAATTGGATGTAAAGCGTGATAATAATAGAGGTGCATTTAGACAAACTAGTGTTGTGTCACAAAAAGAATTAGATTATTATAAAAATAATATTTGTTCATATGATGAGTTGATGAGTCTTGATGTTGAACAAAGAATGGAAGTTTTTGAAGGATATGATAAAGCATATGGAACTAGCGAACTAGCGAAACAATTAGGAACATCTACTCATAATATTTACTATCTAAGAAACAAATTGAAAACATATAAAGCAAAAAAGAAGAGAGAAAGAAAAGCTATTGCTATTTCATCAGAACCAATTAAGATGAAAGACGAAGTGACAAAAGTTGATGAAATCAATGTATTTGAAGATACTAATCTCGATACCGCTAATGAGCCAATAGAAACGTCAGAAATTGATGTTGCGGAGGTTACAGATGCAGAAGAGTCTGTTGAAGTTACAAATAGTTTTAGTTTCGATATTAAATTAAGCGGTCAATATGCTAAAGAAGAATTTTTAAACAGAATTACAAATGTCTTAAATTTATTGAATGATGATGAGATTGCAGAATTTCAATTTAGTATGAGAAAATAAAAAATCCCCCTATCATAAGATAGGGGTTTCTTAAATACCTTCACATTGAAGGGTAGTTTAGCGTTACGCTTACCGTATTACTTAATTACATAACCTGCTTTTAATTCATGTAAAACCGATTCAATTAAAACTTCAACTTCTTTATCAGATACTTGTACACCCTTTTGATGTAAAAGTTCTAATAGATGTTTTTTAGCTTCTTCGAATTTACCTTGTCCATCTAAATTCTTAAATACTGATTCAACATACATAACAACAAGCCCAGTTAATTCTTTGTTGTGAATTAAGTCTTGAACTTTTTTGTGAGAGTCAATAAACTTAGATACTTTAGAAATTACGAATCCAACTAGGATAGGTAGCGAAACTAGGAATAAATCTACCAAAATTTGTAAAAATACTGTATTCATGCGAAAATCCCCTTTTTTTCTCAATTTTTTTAAAAAAGTGGCTCTGAAAAAGCTATATAAAATATAGCTTTTTTGAACCCTTATAATTTGATAAAATCACTCTTTTATCAAATTAGATTTTATGGTATGTAACATACTTCTTGTTAATCCACATACCTTTGCCAAGACATAACCAATCGCCATTAGTTTCATAAACTTTAAAGGATTCACCTCTAGAGACTACTTTTACTACATCACTATCTCCATTGCTTTCTTTACGAACATTTAACTTGTCCACAGAAATAGTAGCAATACCAATAGCACCTTTTGGTTTTGTAGGAGTTACAGGTGGAGTAACAATAGGTTTTTTAACAGGAGTTTCTACTTTAAATACAGGTTTTTTACCTGCAAAAATATCTTTTTCATCTAGTCCACCTGTCATTTGAAAATGAGACATGTCTTTAAATTTTTCCCAATCTCCACCATATTCAAAACCAAGCTTCTTAGCTTCTTGTACAACTTCCATCCAATCGGCTTTTCCATCTTTATCAAAATCGGATTTAGTATCCCAAACAAATTTTTTTCCTGTTGAATCTACTAAAGCGAAATCAACTGCAAGACCGAAGTTGTGAAGAGATTTTCCACCTTTTGCTTGTGTAACAACTTTCTCATTTGGTTGGGCTTTGACTTTAGATAAACCAACTTTATCTAATTGTGCTTGAGTACGACCTTTAGCATAAAGATTGTTTTGCTCATCAATTGAACGATATGCTTGTGTAATAACCATCTTGTAATTCTTTAATCTTGCATTAGCATTTTTTAGTAACTCTTCTACTTTTGCTTTTACATACGGATGTAAACCTTCTAATGATACTGACATAAAAACAACTCCTTTAAAATAATAGTGCAAGAAACTATTAATCTCTTACACTATTTATTATACTATTATTTATTACATTTGTCAACCTTGAGGGTCATCTTTCTTTTTACCTTTGATTAACTGTGTAACATTGACCGAACTTATCCCCACAATTAATGTTTGCATAATTAAAACATAATTATCTGTTAATTCATGGTGAGTTGCATAAAAATATATTCCATAAATAGAATATAATAAGAACACTAGAATCATAGACGATGTTTTTGCCTCATTAATACTAATTGTTTCTTTTAACCAATTGATAAGTTTCATCTTAAATCACCCTTTTTATCGTTTGTCTCCATTAAACTTCTTCAATTCTGTTGTTAACTCTTCAACCGTAACTTGAAGATGTTTGTTTTCAATCATCAATTTAATATTTGCTTCATGTAAAATACCAATCTCTTTTCTCATTTCTCTAATCTCTGTTTTTGCACCTTCTAATTCTTCTCGTAGTTCGGCACGAAACGATTTTTCATCTTCTGATAATAATTGTCGTTCAGACATTGTTAGTTCTTTATCAGATATAATCACATCTTTTTTATTTGTGTTTTTTGTAGCAAAATATGTGATTAGGTTAGTAGATATAGTCAAAATTATTGTTGTCGTAGTTTCGTTGAAGTAATTTAAGATTGACATGCTCTCACTCCTTTATTTTTATTTTTAAATAAAAAAATGTGAGACTATTGCCCACATAGTCTCACATTTTTTTAAATTAATTCTTCTAATGTTGCTATTCTTTCTTTAGCTTCCTTTAACTCTTTCGACAACTCTTTAATTGACTGCCAAGCTAATGAAATCATTGTATAAGGGTCAATTCCATCTTCATCTCTAAATACGGGACTAATCATTTCTGTAATTACTCCTATTTTTGGTTTATCATAAACCCTTGCTTCAAGATTAGATTTTAAATGATATTGCCAAATTTGAGTATTTTCAATAAGTTCTAGTGGACTAATATCTGTATCTTCTATTTTTACTAAATTATCTTTAAATTTAATAGAAGAACCTGTCGGAAATGAACTTGCACGAATAGGCATAAATGAACCACTACCAAAGTTATGATTTGTTACACGAACTTCATTTGGTGAACCAATATAAGTATAAGTACCATTTCCACCATAACCATCTCTATAAACGTTCCCATAATAAAATGGTGGTGTATAATTTTGTGATGTCACCCATGATTGAGTTGCATAACCTTGTGAGTTGAACCATGAAGAACCAATATAGTTTGAATTTACGTAGGATTGAGTTGCAACAGATGAGCCTGCTATTGTAATTGCTTGTGCATCTAACGTATAACCACTCATTACAGTTACATTACCGTAAAATGTTGAACTACCCGAAGAAACGTATATACCGTTATAACATGAAAAACTAGAAGCATTAACTTGACCTGCCACAGATATATTGTTGGTTGGGACAATTTGAAAATTACTGCTTCCACTATTTGCAAACATTCTCATCATCAAAGTTCCACTATTCCAAAAGCGTAGTTCATTATAATATAACTCTACATAAGAATTAGTAGCAACGTCTGTTTTAGATGTAATATTAGAACCGTTAATATTAACACCACTAATAATAGTACCTGTAATAGTTCCACCACTAATCTTATCTCCACTAATAGTACCTGCATTGATATAACTAGCATTGATATATAGTTGTCCACCACTCATGAACAATCCACCAAGAGTACCATTATTAGTTAAAGTATTAAAGACCGCAGTTTGAGAATTGCTTACTGCACCAACATCACTAGCAGTATAGGTTGGTTTTGTAATAGCACCCCAATTAATACTACCACCATTCATAGTGATATTACCTGTGATATTTAAATCACCATTTGTATCAACACTAAAAACATTTGTCCAGTTTGTACCATCAGATGATTTACTAATTAAAATACCATTTGTTGCATTTAAAATTGTTTTAGACTTATTATTAGATTTGGTAATTACGATACCATTAGTAGAATCAATTTTAACACCATTATAATCTGTTCCACTTTTAATAAATGATAATGCAGGGTCTAGTTGAGATTCTTTAATTCCACCTGTAACTGTTAAACTAGAACCATCAATGGTAACTCCATTTTTGTCAAACTTAAATTTACCACTTTCATTTTCCATTGATAAGTTAATACCAACAATTAATTTACCTGCTATTTGCTCTGCTACAACTCCTGTTGGTTTAATTGCAGTTTTCCATGTATTGCCACCATCATTAGTCAGTGCTAATACACCATTTTGAGCAATTAGCATATTTAAAGGAGAATCAGAATTTTTAATTAAAATACCTTTCCCACTAATTTCAACAGAGTTATTAATACCTGCGGTAATTGTTTGTTTTGTAGCATCAAATTGGTCATTAAACCAAGCATCTACTGTATCTTGTATATTTGTTGCTACATCCCATTTAAATTTATTCATACTTACAGTATTACTAGTTGAGGCACTTTTGTATAATAAATCTAGCAACATATCTCCTTTATTTGTTGTTTTCTTTACATTAGAGATTGTCAAACTAATAGATTTACCTTCAAAATCATAAGAGATTCCAATAACTTTTGCCTTAATGTCAATTCCTGTAATTTCATGTCTTGCTCGAACTATGTCACCAATTTCTAATCTATCCCAATTATCACTTTCTGTAATCATCTCTTTAAAGTTGACAATATTGATAGTGGCAGAAATAACAGGTGTTTTCATTTCTAAAATCTTGTCTTGAGCCATTTTATATAAATCATCAACATTAGTGATATTATCGTCAGTAGCTTCTTTCTCAATAATATATAAATTCCGTTCAGTTATTAATTGAGGTGTGAAGTTTGATTCAATTGATAAAGTGTTTTTAAGATTATTAATCTGTGTATTAACTCCATCAATCTGTATTTGTTTGTTATTGATTTCAGTTTGCTTGTTATTAATTTCAGTTTGTTTATTATTTTTTTCTGTTATTTTTGCACTAGCAGTTGTAGTATCTCCTAATGAATTTGCTCTATCTAATGCTTGTTGAATAATCGTCAAATCATTTTTTAATACACTCATCTGATTATTTAAAGTTGTCATATCTGTTTGATATGTTTTTAAATTTGCAGTATAAGTTGCAAAATTTGTTTGATTATCTGAAATTAATTTGTTATGATTAATAATAGCTTTACATAATTCATCACTCATATAATCAGAGTGTGTTAAAACATTGCCACTTCCATCTTGTGAGAATGGATACATAAAATAACTGAAATCTTCTATGAAATTAGTTCCCAATGGATTAGCACTATTAATTGTCAACCCATCTTTACCATACACTTTTAATCTAGTTACCATACCATCTATTTTAGTTTCTTGTGAAAGAGATTGTAGATATTTTCTGTAACTAAATGTCATACCTGTGTCTCTTCCAATATTTTGAGGTTGATAAAAATTAACTGTTCGATTAACTGTATCCCAAACAATTAAAGCATTAAATGATTCTGCCACTTGAATAATTGCATCTAATAGAGTTGCAGAATCTATTTGAATATTTCGATATGTTGTTACTGAATATAAACTATCTACATATCCTACACCCCATACAGATTCTTCTAGTAATTCTACTAAAATATCGTCTGCATTTTTAGATGTTTCAGAATCATATAGACGAATATTTTTATCTGATAATTGTTTTGGTAATAAGAAACAATGCACATCTTTGGTATCTATATCATTTGCACTATCTGTAATCTCATCAATTTCAAACCATTGAGTTTTACCATTATATGTTAACTTTACTAAATATTTTTCTTTGACTAATGGTATATTTTCATTTGGTGTAATATCTAAGTAATTATCCACTCGAAACGGAATAGAGAAAGATAATTCGCTTAATTCTGTTAGTTTTTCATCATATTTAATATTATAAGCTTCGCTCAATTTAGTTATAATTTGCATATTCGGTTTAGCTAAATGAAGTGATACTTTTTTCGGTTTTAAACTTATTGCCATTTATTTTCCCCCTTTTTCCTTATATACAAAAAAAAGTGAGAGGAAATAAAACATTCCTCTCACTTTATATATTCATTATTCATTGTATTTGTTCACTACTCTATTTTTTCGCCTTCATCTTTTTCAATAGATTTAATACAATGGTCTTTCTGAAATAAATTTAAAAACTTACACATGAAATTACAGAATACACAATCATTTTTTATAACATGTTTACCCATTCTAGATGAAATTGTTTCATCACTATCGCCACCAAATAAAGCATTAAAAAATTGGTCTAGTGCAACTAATAAGTTCCAAATGTATTTTTTCATTTTATCACCACACAATACTGTCTACTTCAAGATTTGTAGTAGCAGATTCTACTTGTGGTTGCAAAGTGTTTCGTAATTTGCTAATATTAGAGTTGATATGTTGGAATACTTGTAGTTTAATAGATGGAAAAGTAGTTTGTTCAATCATAACACGCTCAACTTTTTGAGTTGCATTATTAAAAACTGTCCATTCTGCTTCCGTAATTAAACCATCTTTAAACAATGTATCTGCACCTTGAAAGTTTGCTTGTGCTTCAAGAGAGCAAGAAAACTTATATGATACAGAGTTGATAGTGTAATCGAATCCATCAACAATAGCTTGATTACAATTCTCTTCAAGTTGTCCAATTTTAGCAGTTTTTAAAGTTTCTAAATCAATAGTTTCTAGATTTAGTTCTTTATATTTTTGGTCTGCGGTTTTTAATTGGTTTTGTAATTCTTGTACTTGTGTTGATAAAGGTGTTCTAAATACAGGCTCTTGATTTGGTTCTCCTGTTGGATAACTAAACTCCATATCTCTAGTTTCAAGATTAATTCTATATCCATTATTCTCTAGAAAATCTTGAGCATATTGACCATATGGCAATTCAATATAATCATATGATTCTCTTACTCTTTCTTGTAAGACTATGTAATTTTCAATGTCTTGCTCAATCGTTGTGGGAACGATTGAGCCTTGCATTTCACCTTTATCTAAAATTACACTACCTGTCGATAATTCAAAATATATTCTTCTACCGATATTCATTATTTTTCCCCTTTCTTATTCATAAGCTATCCATGTATGAACTCTACTACTCTGATATACAGGTAATGTGAAACTTCCGTTTATTACACTAACAGGTGCAACATCCCCTCTGTAATTATAAGTGTATGATGTTGAATTAGAATTTTGATTATAAAATAGTGAATGTTTAACGGTTTTCCCATAGTTTCCATCCATATCTTCTGAATATAAAACCAATGTTGGATTTAGTGTTTCAAATAGCACAATACGTGATGGTTTAAAAGATAATCCTGTTATTGTTACATATGGTCTAAGATACGTAGTTGCTCCATCTACCGCAGTAAATGTTTGCGTAGAACTGCTACTTGTTACTGTACCCGAAGCATATCGCTTGCCAATTCCTTTTGCAATTATACCATCTATTAATACTTTATTACTTACTGCACTAATGGATAATACCTCATTTGTAATTGGTTTATCTGTCCACGAACCATTAAATTTAACAGAAGGACTTACATTGTCTGTCCATATAACAGGCGGTGATGTAAAGGTGTCAATTCCTTCTACAAAATTAGGATAACGTATATCGGCAGTTGTTGATGTAGTTATTTCATTAATTGAACCCCACGAAGAGCCATTATAAATAATCGAACGAATATTATATTTACCATTACTTGAAGCAGTTGTACCTTCCCAATAGATATATATATTATTATTTTGGTCTGTCTTAATAATAGGGTTATACTGTCCATAAGTATTCCCACTTGTTAGTTTTACCATTGCAGACCATGTGACACCATTATCTGTTGATTTTGTATATCGAATATTTGACCATGTTGTATCCGTTGTATCATAACCTGCAAATGCTACGTGAATTGTTCCACTTGAATCTACTGTTGCATGTGAACTATATCGAGCATCCCAACCACCACTATTAATTTGATACCTTAACCATGAACTACCATTTAGATAATAACCCCAAATAGCATTACCATTGCCACTTGTGTAATAACTTTGAGTTGCCACAATAAAAGGTGTGCCATCTTTACGTATGATAATACATGGAGTGAACCAATCTATACCACCTGCACTATTATCGGTTGTAAGTTGAGTTACAGTAGAAGGTGTGCCTAAACTACCATCTATTGAATTAACCGAAACATTTGAATATCGAAGATTCCAAGAACCTGTATATGTCGAGTTCTTAGTTATAGATACCATATGAAGTGTTTTATCATATGGATTGTAGGTAATCGTAATTTCACTAATTTGTGATTGCAAACTATCAATCGTTTTACCTGCACCACCAATTAATGTTCCAGTTACATCGTAAGCATTTAAGAAAACAGAAGTAGTCTGTTCCGCCCTTAATAAATAAATATACTTACCATTTGTTGTCACAGAAGCATCTTGTAAACTACTTGTAGCAGTTATGGTTTTTAATAACGACCATGTATTACCATTGTCTGTACTCTTATACATTAATATATTTAATCCACTTTTTGAAATGGAAATTAATGTACCATCTTTCAGACGAGTAGATGTTTTATGACCGCCTTTTGAAACATCATTTGCACTTGCTACGATATTTATATTAGTTCTTGATGGATTTGTTGTTGTGCCATAAGTAGGAGAGTATCCCCATTGATTTTGAATATCACCATTAATATATCCATTCAATGTATTCATTAAACTAGTTTTCTGTGTTTCTGTTAAACTATCACTAGCCATAGTTGACAATTTATTAAATAAAGTATTATTATCAACTATTGAAGATTTTGTACCTTGTGCAGTTATGTCTGTCCATGTACCACTAAATTTAACGGATGGTGATACGTTGTCTTGCCATGTGACTAACGGTGATGTGAATGTACGGATGTTGTCGCATAAGGAAACATAAACCATATTCGCTTGACCTGTTGTGTTAGATGTAATGTCTGTTATAGAACCCCAAGAACCGTTATATATAATACTTCTAATTCTATAAGAATCCGTATTACTTGAACCTCGACCTGAAAAATAAACATATATGTTATTATTTTGGTCATAAGTGATACTAGGGTATGCTTGATGATACGTATTACCACTTGTCAACTTCGTCATCGCAGACCAAGTTGCACCGCCATCTGTTGATTTGCTATAGCGAACATTATAAACTGCGGTATCCGTAGCATCGTAACCATACCACACCACATGAATCGCACCTGTACCATCGACTGTTGCGGATGGGGAGAATTGTAAATACACAGTTGAAGTCACAGAATAAACATTCGTAGTTGTACTATTCGTTACGTTGTAACATTTGATTTGTTGGTTACTACTTGAACTCGTACCAAAAGAATAGATAATCAACGGATTTGTGCCACTCATTACAACAGAAGGATTTTTACTATCCGAACCTGTCGTACTAGCAGTTGTTACTTGTGTCACCGTACCCCATGTCACACTACCATCATTTGCAATCGTTCCTTTTGCATAACGAATGTTGTATGAGTTCGGATAGGTACTGTTTATACTCGCCCATGCACAATGAAGGGTTTTATCACTAGGATTATATGTCATTGAACTTCCGCCTAATGCGGTTTGCCCTGTTTCAATATTTGGTGCTTGAATTACTGATTTTGATTGGTTAAATACTGCACACATAATATTTGCATTATTATATGAAAATAATAAATAAATATATGTTCCATTAGTTGCTAAAGATATAGATTGCACACTAGTTTGCGAAGAACCTGTCCAAAATACTTGCCAAGTTGCTCCAAAATCTGTGCTATAATATAGCACATATTTTAATCCACTAGTATCTAATACTCCAAGAACTATCCAACCATTGTCTAATCTGACAACTTTTCTACCACCATTACCACTTGTATCTAATGCACTATTGATAACACTAACTGCACTTCTAGTAATAGTTCCTTGTGTATACCAATATCCTAGTTGATTCTTTATATCTAATATATTAGAGTTATAATTATTCACTAGAACATTTTTATAACTAGGAGTGAGCATATCACCCCCACTTAAATCTATCATTCTATCGTTACCATTTAACGATTTAATTGCCATATATTATTGCACCTCAATTCCATCTATATGAACTGTAATCGCACCTGCAACACTTTGAAGTGCTTGTATAGTGTCTCCCCCACTTAATGCTTTGTTAATATCAGAAATTGGTACTGCGGTATTTGGTTGAATCGTTTGAGCAGGAATAATTTGATTCACCGCACTTGTTCCATTAATTCCAATTGTAACTGTTTGAGCAGTTGAAGTTGTATTTACCAACCAAATTTCTTTAATGACCGCAGTTACGTATGGTGAAGGTTGTGGTGTTGTATTTGCAGGTGCAGTATATAAAGTTGTTGCAGATGTTGATGGTTGTCCACTATATAATTTTCTATAATTAGATGTTCCTACATTCATTTAAAATTCCCCTTTTCTATTAAAATTAAAAAGAGTAGCAATCTGCTACTCTTTGAAGTTGTTATTATTTTATAATGTATCAAGATTTGGAAGTTTGAATGGACTCTTAATCCAATAATCTAGATTTCCAATTGAATTACTATTGACAATTACATCTACCCATGCATTTCCATCCCATACCTTTACTGCCAATACAGGAACAAAAGATGTTCCATTCCAAGATTTAATAGATGATAATGAAACGTTTGTAAGACTAGTTCCATTCCAAACTTGAAATGATTTTGGAGATGGGAATTTTTCAAATATGAAATTATCAACTCTAGCCAATCCATAATTGTACATATTAATACCAAATTTTGTAGCAGTTTGATTGAATGTTACTGTTAATGGACTTGTCAACAACACTCCATTTTTATATAAACTAATTGTTGAACCTTCCATCTTAACAGATAAAATATCTCCATTTGCAATTGTCTCTCCTGTTGTTGATGGAGAATCCCAAAAACTTACAATTGTTCCATTTTGATATGAGTAAAATTCAATCATATTTCCTGTTGTGCCTAATAAAAGCATATTGTTTTCATCTGTTGCTCTTAAAACAAGTTTTGGTTTATTAGAAGAATCATAGGTAGATATTCTTAAAGATACTTGTCCATCTGAAACTCCTGTATCTACTGTTGCAATTGTTCTAGTTCCACTTGGAGTTGAAGCATATGCTTGACCACTTGAGTCAATTCCATATACTGTTCCACCGCTTGATGGAGAAATTTGCCATGCTTTAGATGTTCCACCATATACACTATCAGTTGAACCTAAACTTGTAGCATTAGCAGTTCGATTAAATGAGTCAGATACGACAACAATTCTATTTGAATCAAGCCACGCTCCACCGTTTAATGTTGCATGATTTCCGTTGCCACTTTGGTCTTGTACTGTGCCTGTTGACATATCATAATTAGCAATTAAAACGTTATTAGCGTTATAACACTTGATACTATAAATTTTACCCTTGTAGTTTTCTCCACCTGTATTATTAGCGAATATAGTTGGATTATCTGTAAAATTGCCATTACCATCAATATTATTAACTGCATTAAATGTGATTGTTTGTCTACTATTAAATGCTATTGTAGGTGATACAGAAAAGGTTGCTCCTGCGGTAATTAATGAACCATCTTTCATTGCATAGATATAACCGTTTGTTTCTCCTATTCTCGTATCTAAGAGAATGTGATAGTCAGTTATTGGTAACTCCCAATACGCATCTATAACAAACTTTTTCATTGTCATAGATGGTAATTGAAGATAATCACTTGTTCCATTCATCGAGAGGTAAATAGTCATCTTTAATTACCTCCTTTATACCTGTATCCATATATCATTTAGGGCAGGTGATGATGGTTGAGTTGAACTAACAGTAATCTTATTTGATGGAACTTTCGCATCAACTTGTGTTTTATTGTAATAATTTGTCGATAAATCTGTAATATCTGCAACAACATGTGTATGAGCAGAAGGAGTGAATGTTGATGGTTTATTTAAGATATTTGTCCAATCCACTTGGTCTAGTTGTTCCCAATCAGAAACGACACTTGTACCCGTTGATATATACGCTTTTTGATTTGTTGTATCAATATAAATTAATCCAACGGAAGTAGGTGTTACCGAAGGTGCGGAAGTACCTGTTGTATATTTAGGTTGATATTTACTAGATAATAATGTTCCACCTTCTGATATAGTATTATTTACAACTAAATTACCTAATTTATCAAAATAACTCTTTTTTGCCGAAGTGATACCTGCTTGTATATTTGTCCATATTTGCACATCATCATCAGAAGTTAAATATAATGTTTCTTTTGTTGCATCTGTAATACCATTTGTTGCATCATTCATAACGGTTGCAACAGATTCTCCCCCACCAATTAATGTTGAACCACCTGCACCAATACCTACTGCATGACCATTAGAGTTACCATTCTTAAATCTCATAACATTAAATCCAGTTGTTCCATCTGTATATGAAATATTAGTATTTGATAGGGTCAAAGTACTTGATAGTGTTAAAAGACCACTAATTGTTCCACCACTTGTACTTAGAGCATCTGTGATACCATAACCACTCAATGTTGTTGGCTTATTTGCAAGCGAGTTAAAGTCATTTTGTTGCATCCAATTTCCCCAAACATTCCCTGTTTTCGCTCTTGTAAAATATCTAGGATTTGCTTCATTTGTCCATAAATGTTGAATATAATCTGTTGTTCCAATTAAACGATATTGTATAAACAATACATTAGTTGTAACTCCACTAGGTGCATTTGTTAATGTTCCTGTTAGATTTCTAAATACAGTATTGGCATACGTTGTGTTTAAATCTACCGCACCATTATTGGTTGAAATTGTATATGAACTATCAAAAAATCCTAATTGATATGCCCAGTTTGGAGTCAATCCAGTTGTCGTGCTACTTGAAGGTGTTGATGTAAAATCTGATGCCACTATTTCTCTTACCCAACTATTCCATGTTGAACCATTATTGGCACTACTTCTTGTTTGAACACCATAGTTACTTGTTCCTAGTAAATGTGCAATTTGAGTAACATTTGTTCCATTGCTTATTACTATTAAATTGTATGCACTAGTAGTTGGTGCATTTGTTGTACTTGTAGGAACATAATACATACCTGTTGTTACATAGGTATTTAAATCTCCACTTACAGTAGGAATAGTTGAACTTATTGCTCCAACATCACCTGCATTTAAAACAACTGTTCCTGTATATCCATTGACACTTAAAACATTACCTGCTCCATCTGTACCTTTTGAAGCAAATAGTTTCCAATAAGTTGTGTTTGTTGGTAAATTGCCTGTACTATTTAAAATACAAACATATGTACTACCATTATATTCCACCATATTTCTAGGTACATAAGCGGTTGCACCGACATAAGTACCTAAGTGCTTAAAATTATCAATTGTATCAATTTTTGTTTGACCATTTGTAATTGTTACACCTAAAGTATTGTTAATATTTGTTGCATTTGTTATACTAGTATCAAGGTTTGTTTTAAGAGTGTTTCCACTTGTAATACTACCATCAAGATTTGTTTTACTAGTGTTTGCACTTGAAATACTAGTGTCTAATCCTGTTTTCGTATTAGTTGCATTTGTATTAGACGTATCTAAATTTGTTTTTAATGTATTTCCTGTACTAATACTATTGTCTAAATTAGTTTTAGTAGTATTGGCAGTTGAAATAGTATTATCTAAATTTGTCTTTGTTGTAACTGCGGTACTATTACTAGTGTCTAAATTAATTTTAGTATTATTTGCATTGGTATTACTAGTATCTAATGCAGTTTTTGTAGAATTTGCAGTAGTAATGCTTGAGTCTAGATTTGACTTAACAGTATTACCACTAGCAATATCATTTTCTAAATTTGTTTTTAAAGTATTACCTTCTGTTATTTTAGCAGTTAAATCATTAACAGTCTGAACCGCAGGAATACTTTCGTTGATAATATCTTGTAGATTATCAATTGTATCTTGTTGTTCATTGTGGTAATAAATCCTAGAAGCAGGATATTGAATATATCCCATACCTTTATAAACAACATGGACAGATGTATTATCTAATACTGTGTCGGCAAAAATAACAATTCCTAGCCCATAGTCAACAACAAATTCATTATTATTTAATTTTGTTCCGAGTTTATATCCGTTATAATCTTTCTCTACATAATTTGTAATATTTACTTTATATAGGGAGTTTGGAATCTCTGTCAATACTAATCTATGATTAATAATTTTTAAATCTTCAACCATATCAATAGCAACATCACGCTTTTGAATAATCAAAGACCCATATTGTGTATCTAATGCCATTTACTTTCCCCCTTTGTTATAAAAAAAATAAAAGTGAGAGAATAACATCTCTCACTTTATATATTGATTATTTATTGTATTTGTTCACTGATTACTAATTAATTAAACCAAATTGCTTAAACACTGCCAACACATCAATATATTGCCAAGTAACTGTTCCATCAGTTGCAGTACCTGTTGTATGCGATGGGGCAGTTGAACCACTTGTTCCTGCAACCGTACATTTATATACTTTACCGTTTGCATTTACCAATGTGTTGACTGTGTAAGATGTTGTTCCTGCCCAAGCAGATTTATTAGCAGTACCACTAGTTGTACATACCCATCCTAAATATCCACCACTTGCAGGATTTGAATTATACAATACTTGTCCTTTTACATATTTTAATGAACTAGGGTCTGTTGTAACATTAAAATATGGGTCAATTACTCCATCAATTGCATTGTTCTTTAATGTTTCAGTTCCATTAAAAATGATACTTGCTTTTTTCATTACATTATCTTTGATAATGAATTTTGGGTTGTTTGTCGTTTGATTGTCGATTGATTGCATTTGATTAACAGAAGTAAAGAAATTGCCTGTAACTACAATGTCTGTACCTGTAAAAGCAGAAGTAAATGTTAACATTGTTCGACCAAACGCATCATTTACAACTCTGAACACATTGTTTTTAATCACAACATCTTGGGTGATATTTTGTATACTCATTAACCAACCCGAAGTTTTCTCAAAGTAACAGTTTTCCATGCGGAATGATTTTAATCCACTTACTGTAAAAACTGTATTAAACGAGTCGGTACTTGTGAATTTACAATTGATTAATTCCAATACATCGGTTGTCGTTCCTGTGCTTGATGAGTAAGCGGAAAAGATACTTGCTCCATCCCCAACGCAATTGACAATACGACCTAACATCGGTAAAGCAATTCCTTTAAATAAACAATTTTCAAATATCCAGTTTTGTTTCGTTGCAGTAGTTGGAACAGAACTGAAATAAGCAACATCTGAACCTTCAAACGTACAGTTTGAAAAACGTTGAGGTTGATTTTTATATTCAATAGTCCATTGATAGTTTGATGTTGAATTTAACTTGTCATAATCATTGATAAAACGACAATCAGAAATCGTATTTAAATAAGCATAAGGTGTGTCAATTACTGTCTTACAGTTGTAGAATGTATTCCCTACAACGTTAATCGGTCTAGTAGCATAAACAGAAGTAAAGTTTACTTGTGTTCCGTATACATGATTATTTACAAATTGACATTCTCCACCTATCCCGACCTGTCCATGACGAATAATATTATTTGAAATAACAGAACGGTCTACTCCACCATTGATTGCTAGACTTACCATATTTTGATTATTAATTTTTAATAATGTATTATTAGTAATATAAATACCTTTTCCGTTTACAACAATAATATTGTACTTCTCATTGTCATGGAAATTGTTTTTATCAATATGTATGAATTGGTTTAGGTCATATCCATCTTCAACATCAATACCACCCATTGGGTCTGTACCTGTCAAGTTTGTTGTTCCACCAATATGATGAATCTCATTATCTTGAATATAAACATTTTTTGCTCCACAAACACTTATCCCTTGTCGTCTATTATGGTGTATATTACACTTCTCAATATAAACAAAGCGTGGGAATGTTGCGACACGAACATTGATTGAAGTGTTTGCAGAAACAGGTACAGTTGATTGATGAAGTACTACTTTTGCATATGATGAACCACTAGGTACTTCTACCTCATCAAAGAAATTGACCAATGTAACGCTTGAAATAAATGAGTTATCAACACGATAAAAATACACATTATAGTAATCACATACAATATCGCTACCTAATGCACCATATCCATCTCCATATAGTCCAAAATAACCATATTTAACAATTGCAGATTGTGTCATACTTATATTCAATGTTGAACGAATTTTACTAGTACTACTTACTAATGCACCTGTGGTTGTATCAATATCTCCTTGTTGCCATGAACTTGCTAATGTAGATGGTAAAGGTGAAATTTGACCAAAATCACTATTTAAGGTAATTGAATCACCTGTAAAACCATTGATGTCTAGATTATCTAATATAATATATCTAGTATTACATCCACCGTTTGCAGGAGGATTAAAACTTCCAACTTGAATACCATACCCACCTTCAAATGTACCGCCACTAGAATAATCATGTGTGTCTCTATCGCCCAAGATAATACCATTGGTAATTCTTGAATAAATTTGGTTTTTATCAAAACTAATAACGGAATATCCTTGAAGTCCATTTGCTCTTATTTTTAACGTAGAACCATTTAAATTCAATGTTAAATAGCTTTGTGGTTCAATTGGCTTTGTTTCATCAATTAAATATGTACCTTTGGGCAAAACGATTTCAGTATATCCATTTGATACTGCCCAAGCCATAGCATCATTAATTCCTTGAGATGTTGTTGTAGCACTTGTTCCATCATTTTTAACATTCCATCTAGTCAATTCTAATAGATATGATGTAGAACCTGTGCTACTACTACCGCCACCACTAGCAGGTTGTTTTGGTTTGAATTTTCCACTTGCCAATTCGTAAGTCAATACATATCCATCTGTATTACCTGTCAAATCAATGTCTGTGATATTTGACAACGTATGTGCATGAGATGAACTTGCTTTTCCATCCAATGCATTTTGCAATCCTGTTACATCTGTAATTGTATGAGTATGACTTGCATTAGCTTTACCATTCCAATTCGATTTTTCTACATCTGTTGTCCATCTATGGGTTGAATCTTCTGTAATCATTGTTGCAGGATGGGTTGATGGATGAGTATAAAATGTTGTTGGTTTCCCTGTTATACTTTCCCATGTAACAGTTCCATTTCCACCACCTGTACTACTCTGATTTATAATATCTGTTAAACTCTTAATTATGTCTCCATCTTGATAATAAATACGTTGTGCAGGATATTGAACTAACCCTCTACCTTTATAGGTAGCAGTAACAGTTGTTCCATCTGCAATAGATGAATGAAAATTAATTACTCCCATTTGATAATCTACCCAAAATTGATTGGATAATAAAGTAGGTGTTACACCATGTTCTATTTGCTCAACTTCGGTAAATAAATTGACTGAAACTTTATAAAATTTGTCTGCAATTTCTGTTAAAATTGCTTTACTATTATGAACAACTAAATTTTCTGTGATGTCAATTGCTACGCTTCTATGTTGCACTATAATTGGATTATAATTACTGTGAGAAGCCAAATTAAACACTCCTAACCTAATATTTTAAAGTAATATCTAATATATAGATTATATACTCCTTTTAGTCTTAGGTTGTTAGTTCCTGTTGTTAGGTATATATAATTGTCGTTAAAATTTGAATATCTGTATGTCATTGGAATATCTGTTGTAATAGACTCTTTCTCTGAATCTACTACCAAATTTTCACCATCTGCTAATCCTGTAATTAGCATCGTTTCTCCTGTTGTTGTATTGAAAATTTCCACATCTCCTGTGCCTACCTTTTCTATGAATAAAGTAGGATAAACAATTGTATCTCCAATATTATCAAAAACAATATCAGTATATGTTGTTGTAGATGTTGAGTTATAAGTAGGAGTTTCAAACATATTGGTATATGAATATGCTCCATCACATCTCATTTTTAATGTCACATATCCTTCTCCTAAACCATTATGGTTTAACATTGTTTCACCAACTGGCATACAATAAAAAATTCTATCTATTCTATCTGAAAAATAAAATGGCTTATAGTAATCTTGATTTAACCATCTCGCTACTGAACGCAGTTTATCTGTGTCAAATGATTCTGAAAAACCAAATGTTAAACTAAATTCTAAAGGTTCAAAGGTTAAATCTTGAAAATATGGCTTATCATTTCCACGAATTTTGACCTCTTCAATATTTCTGTTTGGTAGTAATTGTTCTTTAAATAATCCACTATCAGTTTGAACATTGATTAAACCCATATCAATAGATGATATACCATCATAGTAAAAATCTAAATTTTCAATCATATAATCTACTCCTTTCTTAATATAATAAAAGAGATGGAATACTCCATCTCTTTATTTAACCAATCCTCTAGACTTCAATCCTTTTTCCATTAAATCCAATGTGTTGTCGATATCTTTCTGTGTTCCATACATTTTATCAATGATAATTTGTATTGGTCTGTTATCAGAAGAAGAAGGATTATTGTTTTGAGTTGCTTTACCACTAAATAAATCACGAACCATAGAAACAACTGTCAAGATGTTTGAAGTATCCATTTTGTTAAGGACTAACTCTTTTTCATGGAGAAGTGCTAATTTACCACCATCAAAGTTTCCTGTATGACCACCTGTATCCAAACTAACATAAGCCGATTTATTTATAGTTCCACCTCTGTCTTTAGCAGAGACAACATTATCTTTAATTTGAGAGTGAGTGTAGTCACTATCTGTATAATCTGATAATGATGGTAATGGAATATCACTAATTTGTTTTAATAGATTAAAAGCGTCTGTCAAATTAGCAACTAAGTTATTTTGAATAACTGTTCCAAGATTCTCCATATGACCTTGAACATCTTTGACGAATTCTTGCATTTTACTAATATCATCACTTAAAGCACCTTGTACAATATTATCATGTTTTTGTTTCCAAAATAATTCATTATTTAAAATGTCATCATACATTTTTTCAATTGCTTTACGCTTATCGTCTTGTGATTGTTCAAATTCATCTTTCTCTTTATCTAGAGCATCTTTTTTACCTTGAAGTGCTTTTTCATCTGCATCCTTACTATCATTGATAGCATTTTCTTGAAGTTGGTAATTGTGTTCTCTTACCATATCTTCTATTTCCATTTGCTTATCTGCTAATTGTTTAGCAAGTTCCTCTTTTTTAGCTTTTGCTTCCATAGAGTCATCTAATGATAGAGCATTTATTTTATTTTGGATAGCTTGTGCTTCATCTTGTGATTTTTGTAGATTACGATTATAATCATCTTTATCTTTTGTATCACGAATACTTTTCAATTGAGCATTATAGATATCGTCAATAGCTTTAAGTTGGTCATCATAACCTTTCATCTTAATAGTGTATTCTTTCTCATATGCTTCAATTGAATCATCAATTGCTTTTAATTCAGAATCTCTTTTTTGCTCATAATATTTTTTCTCTGCTTCAATAATTTTGTCTGCAATATCGCTACGAATATCATTTAAATTTTTTCTTTCTTGAGCAAGAGCAACATTTACATCATCTTGTAATGCTAATTTTTCTTTTAATAATGCATTAACTTGTTCTGTAATTACTTTATTATTTTTATTAGAATTTAAACTTTTTTGTAATGTTGCAATATCTTGAGCAACCAAACCTTGTTGTATCTTTAATAATTTAATCTTTTCTTGTTCTTTTGCTATAACTGTTGATGTTGAAGAACCATCTTTGTCATAAGCTTGTGCAACAGAAATATCTTTGTCTAATTTTGATAACATATCAGATATATTGTTGTATTTTTGAACAGTCGAATCAAGTAAAGAGTTAATTCCTGCTATTAAAGATTCATTGATAGAAGCATAATTTTTAGCAATGTCATTTGTAGTATCTTGAAGATTTACTTTAGCTTCTCCTAATTTTTTAGTTAGGTCTGCCACTTCATTTTTTAATTTATTGTATGAATCAAGTTCCTTCTTAGATACTCCACCTTTTTCAAAACTTTTGATTTTTGAATTATCAGAATTGATTTTCTTTTGAATGTCATTTTGTTCTGTTGTATATCTTTTCTGTAATTCTTTTTCTTTAGCAATAATAACAAGTAGATTATCACGATATGCTTTAGACCCTTTATCAAGTAACTCATTCTTCTTTTCGATTACTGCAATTTCAGAATTTAATCTGTCAATTGCAACTTGATTAGCAGTTTGGTTTAACTTAGTAGGGTCTTTATCAGAAGATGATGAACTTGATTTTTTAGGTTTTGAAGTTTTCGTTGGTTTAGTCTCATAAGATTGTGTAGCAGGTTTAATAAAGTTAGCAGTTGTATATTGAATTTGGTCAACTAAGTCTAAAGCCTGTTTGTATTGACCTGTTAAAACACCATTAATACCACCAATAAATCCTTGTGCAGACTTAGAACCATCTTCTGCTCCAATTTTTGCAAGTTTCATAGCATATCTACCTTGCTCTGTCAACTTATCTTGGTTCGCATTGAAAAACTTATTCCAGTTTGTTCCTAATGCTTGAATTAATGAGTTTTCAATTTGTAACTGTGCTTGTGCTTTATTTTTCCAATTATTTATTTCAACACCATAAAGACTTGCTAAATTCTTGATATAATTATTATTATATGCTAATTTTAAGTTAAATGCTCGTCTTTCTGCCTCTGCTTCACCATCACGTAATTTAGTGATTTCTTTAACCAATTGCTTCTCATTGTTTTGATATTTTTCTAATTGAGGATATTGTTGAATTATGTCGTCTACTGTCTTTTTGCTTAATTTTTGAGTAGCATTATATTCTGCAATTGCATTTGTTATCAATTCAATGTTTTGAGAAGTAGTAGTTGTGATAGTATCTAACTCATCTAAACTAGAGTTATAGTGGACAATGCCATCTCCTGTATTTTTTACTTCATCATTTTGTTTTTTAACTGAATCAGTTAAAGCCCAAATGTCAGATACAGAAACTCCATAACTTTCATGTAGACCCATTAAATCAGAAGTTGCTTGTCGAATAGCAGTTTGTCTATCCTTCATTGACTTATTGAATTCGGCAGTTCCTTCATCACCTTTAATCTTCATGTTTAAAGCATCTTGCAATTTTTGAGAGGCAGTAGTCATTTGAGATACAAATCCTCTGTAATCAGATAACATTTGACCTGTTACTTTACCATCTGTAAACATGTTTTTAATAGATTCTTCTATTGATTTTGGTGCTTTAAAATTACCTAATTCTTTAACACTTTTATTCACTAAATCTCTAATATCATTGCTTACTGTATCTTTAGCTTTTGCAGTAGCAGACTCAAGTTTCATTAGTTTAGCTTCCCACTCTAATAACTCGATTTCTCCTGCATTAACTAATTCAGTATTTCCTAGAGTTCGTTGATTTTCAATGTTTGCTTTAAGTTCTTCAACTTTTTTCTTCATTTCCTCTAGTTGATTAGCTTTTGTATTGTAAGCTTTGATATCGTCACCTGTGTCAGAATCTTTTTGTTTAGCTTTTTTCTTGCTTTCAACTTCTGCAATTTGTTTAGCTAATTCTAGTTGTTTTTTCATCTGCTCAACAGTAAATAAATGTGCTTGTCCATCATCAGTTGTATGTTTTACAAGTGAAGGCATTAATGCAGATAATTTATTTGCAATATCTAACTTCTCTTGTTCTTTCTCTGACGATAATCCTGTTCGACTGTTTAATTCATCATATTGATTAATTAAATCACTAATATCTTTGCCATGACTACGATATGCTTCTGATAATGCTTTGTTTTCTCTTTCATCTTTAGCTTTTTCTTCCGACCATTTACCAAAAGCACCAATTAATTTTTCAATTGCCCAACCAAGACCTGTTACAATTGCAATTTCGGGTGCTAGAGCCATTAAAGAACGACCTGCTCCTGCAATTACCGAACCTAATCCTCTGAAAGCCATTTCAGTTCTTCCAACAGTAGCATATACACCACGCATAGCAACATTTTTTGTTTCTATTGATGTTGCAAGTCTAGTGTTATTAATAGCAAGACCATTTTCTGCTCTTTTTAAATTTTCAATAGCTAAAGAATATCTTCCTGTACTAAGTATAGACTCTTGTAATTTTTTATTTAATAAGATAAAACTTATAGCTACAAGTCCAATTACACTAGGAAGTAAACCAAATTTACTAACTAAGAAAATAGCACCTTGAGACATTCCTTGTAGGATACTTGTTACACCAAAGAAAGCATCATTCATTACTGCTTTACCCATTGCCAATGAAAGTTCTTGCCATGAAGTTTTTAATGAATTTAATTTTGCTTCCATGCTATCCATGTATCTAGCATTTTCTCTCATTGCAGAACCTTGTGCATGTTGAGAAGTAGCGGTAGCATCAGTTACAATTTTCCAGTTATCCATTAACGCTAAAAATCTAGTAATATGTTGGCGACCTGCTACGTTGATTGCGATATTTTGTTTTTGAGAATCTGTTAAGAAATTCCAAGATTTTGCTAAATCTCCTAAAATATCATCTGTTTTTCTAACGCTACCTGTCATATCTTTAATATCTATACCAACAGTTTTAAGAGATTTTCCTGCATCTTCAATCGTTGTGATACGTGATAAAATGGTTTTCATTGAGTTACCAACGACTGTACCACTTTCTCTTGTACTTGATTGCACCGCAGTAATGTAGCCAATTAAATGATTTAAATCTGTCACTTTGTTACTCTCTCAATCTATGAGAGGGATAGGTCATTTCTGCCTATCTCACACACTTCATTTGTTATATGTGTGGTCAGACTCTATCTTCACCTTCCTATTGACAGGAGGAAGGGGTTAGCGTAAGAATATACAATTACTCATATATTCCGATAGTCGTTACGGATTCCATTAATCTTATTAATAATTATTTCTTTAATATTATCAAAATTTTTACCTATATCATTTTCCCACAATATTAAATAAGAGAATTTTTTAAATTTATAATAACCAATCTTTTTATTATCTTTCTTAACTTGTTTCTTTTGGTGGTCATTGAGTGGTTTTAAATTTTCCGATTCTCCATATATTGATGGATTAGAATGCCAATAATCTCCATAGACTTCTATTATTAAGTTTAAATCTTCTATATAGAAATCTGCAATATATTTATCATCAATATTTTTTTGTGGTTCAAATTTTATGTTTAATGATTTAAGATAATTTTCGATAACATTCTCACACCATGTTCCATCTTTGCTTTGATTTAGACTTGATATTACACCGTTTTGTCTTAAAAATTCAACATTCTCAACAGACCATATTGTACTTTTATATGTATTATTACATTTAATCGAACAAGCTTTAGATATATCTTGTCTGTTATTTTGAACTTGATATTTTTTATTACAAATGATACAAGTCATTTCGACTCTCTTTGATTGCTTAGAGTTCCATTCAGATGAACATTTTTTAGTGCAAAAATTATTACTATCATTTACATGAAATTTTGTTTTTTGAAATATCTTATTACAATTACTGCATTCAACATCTACTCTATTAATTTCTTTTTTATGCTCACCTTTACATTGTGTTGAACAGTATTTTGTGGTTTTTGCTTTCTTTAAAATTTCTTTATTACAATAAATACAGTTTGTATTTTTTCTTTTATCTGTTCTATTCTTATTATATTCTATTGCTCTCCATTTATTTGAACAATATTTATCACAGAAAAAATTCGAACCTTTGGAAATATTATAATTGTATTTGTATTGTGTTACGAATTTTGATTTTCCACATAAATGACATTGAACTTCAACATTTTCTTTGCTCATTTGACTCACCTCTTTTCATATGTTATTATATTATTTTTTGTCAATTTTGTCAATTTTAAGATTAATGGTCTTTCCTCGGAATTGTCTACTTCTAGAGTTTTCCCGATATGGCTAACTTTTGCACTATGAATCACTTCATAGGTCGGCACAAAATTTTACCGAAGTTATTTGCTACTGCACTAGATTTAGTTAAACCTAATGACAAATCTTTAACACTAGTTGCGAAATCGTTATCTACTTGATTCAAACTATCTATTACACCAATAGTATCTTTTGCTTCAATTTTGTAAGAGTTCATTACAGATGTTAATGTTTCTAATGTTTCTGCGGTTGACATGTCAGATACGTTAGAAGCTAGAATACTAGTATTAACAATATCTTTTAATTCTTGACCTTTGAAACCTTGTTTAGAAAACTCAATCATGGCTTGATTTACATCTGTGATGGTTTTCCCAAACTTTTCTGCACTCTCAATTGATGTATTCATGATATCTGTGAAGTTAGTATCTGCATCCATTACACGCTTCATCTGTGTAACTTGACCATCAATTTCAACAATAGTAGACATTGCAGAACGAAGTGCATTGATAGTTCCATAGAATGCGGTCATAGAAATCATCCAAACAGGTACTCGCTCCATTGCTATTTTAAGTTGTTCAAATAGTCCTAGATTCTTATTTGGATTGTTTACTAGTTGCTCACGAACAACACGTAATTCTTGTGTTAGATGATTTAATTCATAAGTATATTGTTTAATATCTTTTTGTCCTGTTTGTATGGAAGCATTGAATTTTGTTACAATTCCATCCAACTGTCTATCTTCAACAATGATATCTTTGATAACTGCTTTTTGACCTAGTAAAGATTTTGTAACTTGGTCTAGGTCTGCCTTATGTTTTTCTAATGAGTTATCACTCTTATAATTATCTACTGCATTAACTAACCCTTGATTGTTTTTATTTGCCACAGGAGTTGTAACACTTGCACTCTTAATAGCCTTCTCAATATCTTTTGTTAACTCTTGAAGTTCTTTACGATATCTTTGAATATCACTTGTGCTTAAATCTCTTTTAATTGCTACTCCTAAAAAATCAAATCGTTTTTGTAATTCTTCTGTTGCATATTGCAATTTTTTTGAATCTTCTAATTGTTTATAAAGAGATGTTAATTCATTTTTTGCTCCAAGATTTTTTTGCACATTAGCATCACCTGTTAGCCTGTTTTGAACTATTTTAACCTGTGATTCTAATTGTTTCAAAGATATATCTGCTTCTTTAGAATATTTAGTAACCTTTTGAAGTAATTCTAATTCTTTATTTAATTTAGTATATTCTTCATTTCCAAATTCTGATTTGTTATAACTATTTCTTAAATCTGTCAATGTTTTTGCAACATTACTTCTTCTAGTTTCTAACTCTACTAATTTTTGTGTATTATTAATTTGTTCTTTTCCTGCTTTGATTTCATTACTAACTGCATTATTAATATTTGATAGTTGAGAAATTTTATCTTTTTCAGATTTTTGGTTACGCATTACATTGTAGATTTGTTTTTGATAATCTAATCGTCTTTCTTCTGAAAGATTTAAATCTCTAGTTTCTTTATTAATTAGTTGCATTAATTGTAGACGTTTGTTATATAAAGAAATTTCGTCTTGACCTGCTTGATATTTGTCACGAACATCTTGTCTCTTATTGCCAATTTCATTAACCTTGTCAACAGTTAATCCATTGTCTCTTGCTCTATCAAGCATTTTAAGACCCATGTTATCATTAAGTTTCTTGAATTGTCTCTCAAGTTTACCTGCTAATTCTTCTGCTTTTTTAAGTTGTTGTTGTTGTTTGTCAAGAGTATTAATATTTGTTAAAGCAAAATTCTTAATACCTTCTTCTGATTGTTGAAGATTGAAGAATAATTTCTTCACAACACCACTAGCATTTTCACCTTGAACAACAAAACTTTTTAATTCTCCATCAATATTGGAATTAGTAATGTTAGAGATGATAGCTTTTTTGAAGAATGTAGGGTCTACCTCTTTCATGATTTTTCTCATTTTTTGTTGAAGATTGTCCATATTTATATCTTCAACTGAAAAACCATTTGCCAAATCAACATTTCCTAATTTACCTTGTAATCCACTATTAGAAACTTGTTTTTTAATATTTTGAATTGCTTGAATATTTTTAACATTCAAGTCTAAATCAAATTTATTCTCTTTTAACAATTTCTTAATTGCAGTAGCTAAACTAGTAATATTATCAGTAGTAAACTTAAATTTAAAATTTTCTAATTGTTTGTCTAATTGTGATAAATCAACCTCTGATAATTTCGCCTTTATATCAATTTGTTTATCTTTAGTTGCATCATTCAATTGGTTATTAAGGTCTGTTGTATCGACCTTTGCTTTAACGATAATATTTAAATCTTGCGACATTATTCCACCACCTAATATATTTTATTTATGGTGTGTTATTTAATGTCCTCAATAGCTTCACACCATTTATCATACTCTAACGCAGATAATCCTTCAAATTCTTTTTCTGTATCTAAGAAAATCTCTTCTAACAATGTTTTTAATCCTTCATCAACTTCAAATGAAATAATTTCATTTAATAGTTCATTCAATTCTTTTTGAAACTCTGCCATATTTTCGATATGAATATGGTCTTGCCCTTCATCATCTTTATGTGATACAATATTATTATCATCATCTCTTAATGCAAATTCACTAATTAATTCTTGATATTCTGATTTAAGTTGTTTTACTCTCTCATCCAACTTTGTAAATAATCGTGAACGTAATCGAGATTTCTTACCTACTAATTTTCCCTCAATTAAAAATGTACCAAATGACTCTATTAAGTTAGCCTGTAATTTTAATTCCATGTTAATAATCTCCTTTTTCTCTTTGATTAAAAAATATCTCCATACTCATCTTCATCATCTCTAATTACATAGAACTTGTCCGTAGTCGAAGAATCGGCATGGTTTAACAATTTACTTGCGACTTTAATATCTAATCCATCGTCTACAACTATATGTGTTGACCTAGATTTTCTTATACTATGTGGATGAATCTTTCTTCCAATTATTTCTCCAAACTCATCTACCCAATTATTTATTGTATTTACATTAATTTGAGCATGTCCATCTTTAGTTTTTCTCGTAAAGATATATTCGCAGTCGTCATCTCGTTCTTTCAACCATTTTTTAATAGATTCCATTGCATCATCTCCTATTAATAGTTTAATAGGTTTGCCCTCTGTTGACCTACCTTTACCTCTAACAAAATGTGATACATAGAAATTTTGTTCTTCTCCATCTTTATTTTTGCTTTTTGGATAATTAATAATTTCAGTTTTTAATTGAATTACTTCTGCTCTCCTGCAACCTGTTGAGTAAAGAGTTTTAAATAATGCTAATTTTTGCCACTCTTTTTTTGATTCTAGCACACTGGATATTTTTTCAACCTCTTCTTTTGATAAAACTACTACCTCTTTCTTTTTTACACTTGGAGGATTTGGTATATTTTTATTAAAAATACTTCTAAACAAAGGATATTCATCATTATAAAAAATTTCAATAAATCCACATAAACTACTTACAGATGACCTTTTAAATTTTATAGCACTCGAACTCAATCCTAAACTACTTAAATATGTCTGATATTTTAAACCATCTCTTAATTTTAATTCATATATTGGCTTGTTCATATTATTAACTTTATTCCAATAAAAAAACTGTCTCAAAGCAGAACGATATTGTTTTCTTGTTTGGTCTGAAATATGTGGTTGTGTAAGAAATTCATTTGTAATATATTTATTAAACTCATCAACATCATTCCACATTTCATCTGTAATATCTTTTAGTTTTTTACTCATTTCACCCACTCATTTCTAATATGTAATGCTAGAAGATTTCACGAACGGTGATAATCCTTCTTTCATTGCTTTTAAATGTAAATTATAATCTTTAATTTCTGCTACTGCGTTTTTAATAAATGGTCTTGGGAATGGTTGCATTTTAAAAATCTTTGACTTCTTCCAATCATATCCAATACCATATTCAATAATAGGAACAATATCAGTTCCCCAAAATTCATTTCGTGCATCCTTTTTTAAGTTTAGTACATATCCACCATCATGTGATAAATATGGCATATTTACTTTTGCACCTGTATCATTAACTGAAATCAAATTGTCTTTATATCCAATAGATAAAGGTGTGCTACCATATCTTCTATCATAATCTTTTGGATTATATCTAGGATACACATCTAACCAAACATGATTATCTACAATCTCTGCAATTTTTGGTTTCACATTATCAACTAAAGCTATTTGAACAAAAGTGTTTAAATAGTCCTCAAGTGCTTTGATTGAAGTAAAATCTGCCATTTTATCACTACCAATCTATTCTAATAGTTTTTCAACTTCCTCATTTTCAAATTCATATTCTGAAATTTCATCTTCCAAAACATCCATATTTGCATTAATAGAATTAGATACTTCTTTAATTTTATCTGCAAATTTTTCTAATTCAGACTGTGGCATTGCCTCTAAAATATCTGCAAAAATACCTAAATCTGTTAAGAGTTCAATAGTTTCAATTTTACCCTCAATGTCATTTGGAACATCTAATGATGTCACATGTTTGATTAGCATAAGGTATAGATATGGAGTAAATACATTCATAATTTCTTTACCGCCACCCATTGTTTGAAAATCATCCATAAATTCATTAACAACTGCACCTAATTTAGTAGGTGAGAAGGTTTCATAAATTTTTAACGAATAATCGTTGATTGTAACCGAATACATCTTATCTAGTGGTTTTGCATCCTTTTTTAGACTCGCAACTGTTAAATTTTTAGTTTTTGCCATTCTTAATTTCCCCTTTTCTTCTATGTGTTTTTTGGCTATCGTTGAATTTGATAAAACGAGCATTTTATCAAATTACTAAACTTAAAAAAAGATGGAGAAAACTATCGAAATAGTTTTCTCCTAAAATTCTTGAATTTTCACTTAATCTCTTATATAATCAATCTTAGTACTTAATGAAGTCTACCATTACGTTACTAGCGTTAGGGAATACATCTAAGTCCATATCAAATTGAGATGGGTCGCCATCTGCTTTGAAGTCCATTGTAAAGTTTGGAGAAACTTTAGCTTTATAGATTACCATTTGGAAAGCCTCGTCAACACCAGTGTTAGCGTTACGAATAACTGTATCACCGATAATTTTGTAATAAGATGGGAAAGCATTAGACTTAATAGAGAATGTAGAAGTAGTAGCTTTGTTAGTAGTATAGAATACTTCTACTAAAGTACCATCTGTTTGACCTGTTAAAGTTACTTGATTTCCACTTACTGTAACACCTGTTAATTCAGAACCATCAGTAGAGTTAAGAACTGTAACTGAACCTGCAACAGGAGTATCAGTTGTATTTACTTTGTTTGTAGCAACAGTTAATAACTCACGTTTGAAAACGTTTTGTGCACCTGTTGTAATTGAAGTACCTGCCGATAAAGATAAAGATTTTAAAGACATTAATGCGTTAGAGATTTTTACAGTTGCTTCTCGGTTGAAATCCCAAATTAAGCGTTTTGGATTACCTTTACCGCCTCTAGCTACTGCTTGGTCGGCTTTGTTCTCTAAAGAAGATACTTTTAATGTATCAATATAAAGAACAGGTTTATTTGTTGTTAAATCAATGAACGTTACGTCACAAACTTCTTTTGCACCATATTGTAATGCCATGATTAATTCACTCCTATTATTTATTGTATTTGTATTTTTTAATCTTCAATTCTTTCAGACCAATGAGGAAGTTTTTCACCTTTCATATCTGCACCATTCATTATGGCTTGAATTGAAGTTTCATAATTGTCAATTAAAGATAATCTCTTATATTCATCATATAATTGATAAATTGTTAAATCCCATATATTTAACTTATTGATTCCATGAGATTTTGTACTTACTGCACTAATGATAGAATAAAAATCAATATTAGATTCAGTATTGTTCTTGCTTTGCAATTTAGTAGCTTCTTGTTTACCTTTTTGAAGTTTCTCTAATATTTTTCGTGTTTTTTCATCAACAGGTTGTTCTTCAATTTTTTCTTTAGGTTCTTCTATACAATTCTGAAACTTTATATAATCAACGATTCTAGCGAATCGAGAACTGTTGAGAAAGTAATAGTCTTTCTTACCTTTTTCTAAAATAAGAATACCACTTTCACTATCAATCTCATGCTTATATGTTCCTAAGAAATAATGCAAAGAGTTGATAAACTCTTGTTTTAACTCTTCTCCTGCTAAAAATACTAACACATCAAAGATAGTAACTTTTTTCAACTCTTGATATTCTTCTAGAGTTTCTTTGCTATATAAATCTGTATGAGTTATTGTTAAGAATCCAATATGTTTATTGTAAACCGAATAATTCATACCAATGATTTCTCTTAGTTTTTTTGGTTCTATAATTATATCTTCAACCTCTAATGGTAAACCTGCTAATAATTTTAAGTCCAAATCGAATTTGTTCATACTTTCATCATGGTCATTTCTGCAAACAACCTTACACCACTAATTTTATCATTTACCATCAAGTGAGCAAAAGTTGTAAAATTTAATTGACCGATTGTGCCAACACTCTTATCATCAAATTTATTAATGATGTTTCTCATGATTTCATATGCTCTAATTTTTGGTTGACCATCATTGATTAACCAATAAACTTTAGGAACTAGAATATCAAAAATAAGAATGTTGTTTGAAATAACTGATTTTGTCTCCATTTCACCATGATGGAAAAATACCCTAATCTCTGACTGTAATGTTTCAGTTATATCATCGAATGGGAAGGGTTTAACATATTTCATGATTAATTTATTATAATCATTATTAAGAACTGTTTGGACAACATCTGTTCCATCAGTTAATGGATTGTCTGCACTGTCTATTAAATACTCTGCTAATTCTCTGTTATTTGACACTATTGTTGTCAATACTTGAACTAGATTTTGAGATAAATGTTCCATTTTCACCACAATCCACCACCATTCGTAACTTTATTATTTGTGTTGTCTACAATGGTTGTTCCATCATTGATTGTTCTCATGATTGTTAATTTTATATATCCTACATTATTAACAATGTGTGAAATATTATCAATTCCAACAACCTCAAATGCTTGTCCATTAATCGAAAACTTATCTCCTAAAATAATAGTTTTAGAGATAGCATTATTTTGAACATAAGCAAATAAACCGCCTTTTGCGGTATCATAATCAATGCCTGTTTTAGCCTCAATATCATACACTCCTAGAGTGTAATATTGAGTTATGTATGCAGGTAATGAATATGGTATATTAGCTTTTTTCCATTGAAGTGTATTATTGCATTTGTACATTACACCTTTTTTAACAATTGTAATTTGATGTGATATTTCAGTTATCAACCAAGTTTCGCCATCAAATTCAACAATTGAACCAATAGGAACATCTTGATGTGGGGCAAAAAGAATTTCTAGAGAACCAACACGAATACCTTGTACAAGTCTAACATCATGCCAAGTTCCACCTATTAGAACCTGCTTATAGTTCGGACTATTCACCAATTGTGATTGTACTTTATTTTCTGTGTGTTCTCTCATTCTATCTCCAATACTTTTTCCTGCTCTATTACGATATTTTTCAAAATAGCCCATTATTCAACCAACTCTCTTGATGAGGATTGAATCTTTTTCACTAAACCAATACACTTAAAGATTTCTCTCTTAACGATTGGTTGTTCTATTTGTCCGAAATCAATATCTAATAGCAGTTGCTCAAGTGTTGCCAATAATTCAATGTATTCATGAGAACAATCCATATCTTCAATGACAAGTTTTAATCCTTTAACTTCAAATAAAGTTAAAGATTGTAGATTACTAATCAATCCATGATTTCCTTCTTCAAATAAAGGTAATATTTTATATATTTTGTGAACTAGCCCATCACAATAATCTATAAACATTTTATCTGCTCTATTTATCATTGAAACCATCTAGACCTTTATCTAATTTATACTTATTAATTTTTTGATTAGCTTCTCGAACTAATATACTTTTTGTTCGTTGTAAAGCATCTAAATGATTTGCTTGGCTAGTCATACGAATATCTTTATCTGTTAAAGCATGTATGATTAATTCATCTGTTAATATTTTAGGAGTTAAATATTCAATAGCCATCAATGTAGCTAAAATATCTTTCTCTCTTATATTCAAAGTTTGGTTGAATTGTTTTAGAAAATCGTTATTATCAACTAATTTATCACATTCGTCAAAATTTTCGATTGCAACTACTAAATAGTCGTACAACTCATCCTCTAATTCAGAAAGTGTTAAGGTTGAATAAAAATAACTATTAATTTTTGATAAAAATCTATCATAAACTTCTGAATAAGGTGTTGACATTCATTACACCACCCTTAAATTGATTCTGAATCTAAGATTAAATTTAGTTCTTCTTGCACAAGACGAATGATACGGAAGTCGTGTAATTTCCCTTCTTTATAACGATTCATAGAATATTGTGCAAACATTGTTTTAATTCCTAAATTACCACCTTTGATAATTTCACGAATCTTTTCAATATTAGCTTCTGCAAAAATATCATCAAGTTCTTGTTCTGAATAAATATGTTTGTAATATTCTTGTAATCTTAATTCTTGAATAACTTGGTCATCTAATATTACTAACCAACCATCTTTAATAAAAGTAGGTTGACGATTTAGCATTGATTGGATTTCACCAAAATTCATTTCATCTGTTTGACCATATTCTGTGAATTTCCAAGTGCTACCATTAACATCTGAAATATATTGTAGTTGACCATAAGTACCATTCATAACTAATACTTGATATTCTTTATCAAGTTTAGTTTGCTTTGGTTTTGAGATAGCTTGTGGCTTTTCTGCTTCTTTCATATCTTCTTGTTCTTGTTTAATTAAATCAATTAATTTGCCATTTGTTAAAGTTTTAATATCTTTTTCTTCATGACCGTATTCTTTTACTAGAACCTCAATTAATTGTTTTTTTGTAAGAGTTTTTAAATCTTTTTCCATTTTTATATCCCCTTTTACACTAGATTAATATACAAAATAAAAAGGACAAGCAGTGAGCCTGTCCTTTAGTTTAAATATTAGCTAAAACGGTATAAACCGAAAGTTGAAGTACCTGCTAAGATACCAAGACCGAATTTTTTGATGAATTCATACTCCATAGTCATATCCGCAGATTTGTTTTCGTCATACTCACGAATTAAAGCATGTCCTTCGTTTACAAGTTTAACAAATTTATCAGAATCTTTTGGTACGATTAAGAAGAAGTTATCATTAATAACAAAAGTATCAGTACCGATAGCGTGTGATTGTTTAACTTCAAACATTTCAACTCCACTAACTACACCATAGTAACCTGTGTTATTAAATTTGTCTTTCATGTTATCAGAAACTTGAGCAGGAGTAACTTTAGATAATGCTTTTTTAGTACCCATGATAATTACATCTTGTCCACTCTTAGCTTCAACATGTAAAGCCATATCTAGTAAACTATCAACTGTTAAAGAACCACTGTATTGATAAGGTGCAGATAAAGTATTGTAAGCGTTGTAGATTAAGTTGTAAATATCATTTTTTAACTTAACTTCAAAAGATTTAGCAATACGAGAAATCATTTCTGACCAATTAATACGACCTGCTAAGAAACGGTGGAAATCTTCATAGATTTTCACTGCGTAAGTTTTAACAGGAAGGCTTAAAGTTGTATAGTCTTTTGTACGTTGTCTACGGATATTTCCTGTACCATCTGCAACAACAGAGATTTGGAATAAGTCTTTGTTAGGGATTTGGAATTCATTAGTATCTCCCCAAGCTAAGTCTTTAATTTCTGTAAACTCTTGGAATTGGTTTTCAATACCTTCTTTGATTTGGATATCTAATACTTCTTCTAAGATTTCAAAGATTTCGATTTTGTTTTTACGGAAAGTACGGTAATCAACTTTACCTTCTTCATTTCCTGCAATTTTAATGAACGCTTCTCTTAATTTTTGTTCTGCATCCTCTTTAGAGTATTTTCCAAGAGAGCCTTTATGTAAATCTAAAGCTAATGCTACGATTTCATTCTTCATTGCGTAATTCACTCCTTAATTATTTATTGTATTTGTGAAATTGTTAAATAAATAGCTTAATAGAATTAAGCCTTGATACATTCTACAACATATGAATCATTAGCAGTTCCACCTAAAGCATCTTGACCGATAACTTTGAACTGTAATTTACCTGTTGGAGTTACATTTTTCTTTAATTTGTTGTTAGTAGCATCTACTTCTAAAGTATCGCCAACTGCAACTGTACCACTGAATAAGTCAGAAGTTAAAGTTAAGATATCTGATACTTGGATTTCATATGCTCTTGCAGGTTGGTTAGCAGGAATAACGAAGTCTTTTAAACGAGATAATCTCTCATCATACATTACTTCGGGTGCATTTACGAACCAAAATTTATCCGCAGTAATATCTAATCCCGCAGTTTTTACTTGATATAATTCACGCTCTCCTGCTACTAAACCACTAACCGCCATAAATAAACCGTTTGTCATTTGTGCAGTATGAGTTAAAGAAATTAAATTTCCATTATAGCCACTTTTTACTTTGTCTCGTCTTACGATTGCCATTGTTTATTTCCACCTTTCGATTGTTATTATTATTCAAATAAACTATCATAAATTTTTGCAGAAGATTTATCTTCTGTTTTGCTAAACTTAACTTGAACAGTAGTATCTTTTTTCTTGTTTTTAGAGAAAGATTGAGATTGTGCTACTTTTTTACCTAAAATAGAGTAGAATTTATTTTCAATTTCTTCTAAAGAGAAATCATGTTGTTTTTCTACGATTTCAGAAATATCTTCTTGTTCCAACATAGAGAACTCATCTTTTTCTAATAGTGATACTACATTTGCTTCATGTTGTGTTTTTAAAGTTGTCGCTTTGAAAGTTTCTAAAGCGTTGTATTTAACCTCTAATGCTTCATAGTCAGATTTAAGAGTTTCATATAATGTTTGATAGTCAACCACAGGTTCTTCGACAACTGGCTCATCTACGATAGGCTCATCAATTGGTTCAACAATTGGTTCGTCAACAACCACAGGCTCATCAACCACAACTGGCTCATCTTCTACTTTAGGCTCATCAATTACAGGCTCATCCTCAATCACAGGTTCAACTACGATTGGCTCATCTACTACAACAGGTTCAACCTCACAACCACAAACTTCACCATCAAATTCTTTACCACATTTCTCACAGATTTTCATTGTTTCACCTACTTCCATAGAAGCTTTTAACTCCTTCAACATTGTTGAAAATTGAAGTGAAAATTCTTCTTTATTGAGAGAGTACCCTAAAAATCTACTATCTTCGAAACAAGGTTCGGTAGATTGTCCAAGTACACACAAGGCACTAAAATTAAAATCTGTAATATTATACATGCCATTATCCATCATTTCATAGTCATTTACTTCAATCTCCATTGATTGACTACTTCCATCTTCTAAAAGTTTATCCACTTCTTCTTGATAACGACTATGCCACAGATATACAGGCTCAATGTAGAGATAATCTCTCATAGCACCATTTTTTTGTTCTACTTGTTCCCAATGAAATGTTGCACTTTCGGGAACAACACCTATTGGCTTGGTAGTTTGGATGAATTTATATGAATCTTCTGTGATTTCAATTTTGCCACCATGACCACCAAAATCTTGAGTATCTTCTTTAAATTCTCCCACAATTGGAATATTGAAAATACTTGAAATAGCTTTTTCGACATTGGCTTTCTCAAAATGAGAGCCATTTCTATTATCTCCTGTATATAAGACACGAACTCTAGCTTGAGAAAACTGTGGGTTCATTCTTACAACATTTGAAAAATTAGATTCTATTTTGATATTTTTATTCAAAATTTATCCCCCTTTCCTTATTTTTGCAAATAAAGGAGATTTGGTGTTTCATATAATATAGTAAAATCTCCTTTATTTTGTACACTATTATCTATTTATTTTCTTTATTTTTATTTTGTTCCCTAGTTTTTTGCCCTTCATCGGTCAATGGTTTTCCACTAGTAGGTCTACCTGCTTGTTCTTGTTTGTCCAATGCGGTCATCTGTTGTGATGTCACTAATGGTTTCAATAAATCATCTAAATTTAAAATTTCATTTTCCAATACTGCGGTAGTTAAGAAAGTTGAAGGACTCATGCCTAATACACTGGCAATAGCAGTTTTAACAGGCATACCAACACTTCCTGTTTTAACTAGATTATCAATTACCTCTGTTTCATTGTATCTAGTAACCTCTAGAATATTGATTCTAAAGTTTTTAAATCTCTTTTTGATTTTACGATTTAGCCATCTTTCGATTTGTGTTGCAACCCCAAATACTACTTGCTCATCTGTTTTAATAGCTAGTCCCATAGACATTGATGAATTAGCATTGGCATTGAATAATGTTTGTGAAACACCTGCCGATTCCCAAAAATCTCTTTGTACTTTCGATACATTATCAATATCACCTGCATCACCTTTAAAATTAAACTCCTGTAACTCCATTGGAGATGTTAACAATCCAATCTCTTGAGGTAAACTTTTTACGATTTGATTATGAAACATCATAGCAGTATCAATGTCAATGATGAAGTCATTATTTAAATCAGAATCTTCACGAACAGGAATTTTTTGAGTTAAAATTTTATAGTTTCCTAGCTTCTCTTTGTTATCACGACTACGCTTGTACAAATCAATGTCATAAGCACTATCAAATGTAGAAGAGAATGGTGGCAAAATATAGTCTAATTCTTCATTAACTTTAATACAAATAGAACGACTAGAATCTATTAATTGATATCTGTATTCTTTTTTGTTTGCTTGATATTTTTTATATTTTCGTTGAAATTCTTCATCATAAGTATTGATTACATCATTTGTATCAAAATATGAGAAATCAAATGCAAATGTAAAAGAGCCATCTTCAATACCGTAGATAAAGCAAAATTTAGATGGTAGCTTTTGAATGTAGTATGAAGTTTTTGTTTCATGCTCCACTCCAAAAAATACATCTTCTCTAAAAGCAGTATGTAATACCTTTTTCATTTCATGAGATATATTCATATTTTCTACCATTGAACATACTTCAAAGTAATCCTTTTCAATCTTATCTTTTTTAGATTTCATGTCTTTATGAGAGATATTTACTACATCAATTGTATAAGCCCAACTTAATAGATTAACCATATAATTGATTAATCTAGTATATTGAGAACTTGAATTATAGTAATGATTAGATAACATTACTAGGTTGTCTGAAAACGATTGAGGGTTGTCCAACCATTTACGGATATCTTCTTTAGTATGTTTTTGATATCTTGACTTTGAACGATATGAAGCCCTATCAATTATCTTGTTAACAACATTAGCAAAATTCACTGTCTCTTTATTTAATGCAGAAAAACGTTCCCCATTCTCATTTAAGAAATCGAATTTTTGCAATGTTTTTTCTTCTTGTTCTGTTGACAAAACTACTCACTCCTTATATAATATTGATTGAATCAAAAAATAGATTTTGGTGCAGTAAATCGAACAAATGCAGAGAGGTCATTACTTTGTTCTCTCCTGCGTTGTTTACTTTTTTGCTCTAATATATAAAAATAGTAAATACCATAAGCAAAAGATGAAAATCTATCTTTTTCAACACCTCTAGAAATCTGTTTGACCTTTGTTGTATTTCCACTTTGTTCATATTCTAGATTCATTATTTCATCAATCAATCTATCAGTTTGAATGAATGGAATTAATTGATTTGCTAATTCAGATGAATCTTTCCCTTTTACAAATGCTCTTGCATTAGTTTCAGACTTTAATAGCTTTACATCATGATTAGCAATAGTGGACATAAATACATTGATGATATCACTATTTTTTGTTTCTTTTGTATTGGAAGAAACCAAGAATAACATTGGAATACTGTTTGGTTTTTTGTATTTATCGTATCTATCATCATTAATAACGCTATATGGTGGATTTTCATCACACTCAGTCACTAAAATATCTGTTACTGCTCTACCGATACCATTATGGTCAAGTACTAACATATTAGCATTATATTCAACAACCTTTTTCTTCAAGAAGATTGCTTGTTCAGTAAAATGTGTTCCTTCCATATTGTATATTGCCACTAAGAATTTCTGATAACTTCCATCACCTCTAGGCACACCCTTGATGACACTTAAAGATGATTGTGCAGTTTGTTTACCTTCTGCCCTTGCTACGTCATAGGACAATACGTAGATTGCATCTTTATTAGATTTACTTGCTTTTAGTTCGGGCTTTGTTAGAATTCTGCACTTATTTAAGTCATCTAATGACACCAATGAACGCTCTGACGAACCTGTAAATATTGAACGATATTCTCTGTCGAAACTCAATGGACTGTATGTTGGAGAGTCTAATTTTTCAATAACATCATTTTCATCTAGTGTTCCAAATCTAGTACCCATTTCATATGAAGTTCCTAATAGAATAGTTGGTTTTCCATCAACCATCTCATTAAACAACTCCATAGTTTTCTCAAAACAATATGATTGTCTGTGAGAAGCAGTAGTTATGTAAGCTTGTGTTTTACTATGCTCATTTGGGTCTGCACCATGTCTTGTCATTCGTGGTTGTGCTAAAATAGGAAGAATTACTTCATTAATAGTATCTCTATCAATCTTTTCATCTACTAACTCTTCAATTACAAGACCATTTCCACGTAATCCACGACTTGATTCTCCAACTGTTAATGTATCTAACGTTGCACCATTCCAAAATACTACGGAAGTGAAGTCTTTTTGGAACTTAAATTCTTTAACTTCATTTTTTAATAATGGATAATCTAACCATAATTCTGTTATTTTTTCCTGTGTTACTTTTGCACTTTGAACCTTTGTTGGCATTGCTATTGCTATATGAGTTCTAGGATACATAATACATTTTAAATAATTTGCCATTACGTCAATATATGTCTTAGAAATACCACGACTTGCAATAATTCCCACTTTTTTATTTCTAAAAAATGCTCTCAAATAAACTCTTTGAAATGGTGTTAAATCAAATCGAGTTTCTTCTGTTTTTAAGTAATCTATAAATAAGTCGGGATATTCTCTAAACAGAGATAGCATTTTTGTAAAATCTTCTTTTACATTTTCAAAAGATGATATACTAGTTGCTTTTTTGCTCTTATCTGAATTAGAGTTTTGAGAGTCGCTTCTTAAATATTCTCTGCGACCTTCATCTTTTTTCGAATAATTTTTGTAACTACTCACTTTCAACCACTTCATTTCGCCAATTCTGATTAGGTTCTACGCTAACCTCTTTACCTGCTAATCTTTGTGTAAATTGAACATAATACATTAACATATAGTCAATATCATCTTTATCATAGTCATGTTGTTTTGGCTCGACAAATCCTTCTTGTTCAATTTTTGCCCATACTTGAGAAAAACTAAATAAACCTGTTGCTTCTGCACCACTTTTTCTATCAATTGCTCGGAAACCTGCATCTTGTTGAATTTTACTAATTGTCGCACCTAATTTTTGGATATTTGCAAAATCATCTTCTTCAATTAATCTATCCATTTTGATATTTAATTTAGCTAGTTTTTCTAAATCTGTTTTATGTTGAGGTGTTTCAATTTCATATGATTGCATCATATCATTATAATATTTTTCTAGTTTCATGTATTCGAAATCACTATATCCTTGACCCCATTTCAAGATAAGGTCGGCAGTTATTTCAAAATCTTCACCTAGTTTTTCTTTTATCATTACTTCATGTTTACTTCCACTAGCTTTTTTCATTTTTTCAACTTCTGAATCTTTAAAGGTTAAATTTTTATATTGATGTAGACTTGCCACATTCTTTAAATACTCACCAATGGGATTATTCTTTGATTTCAAACTAGTATTCCAAACAATATTAATAAATGGTCTATCTATTTTTTGTAATACTTCCATTA